GGCCCGGGAGGCGCCGCGAGGGCGGCGCAGGCGGCCTAGTAACCGACCGCCCAGCTACCGCGCGGCAGGCTGGCGGCGACTTCGTGGTGGCGCAGCTTGTCCTGCGGGGTCGACGTATCGCAGGAAGTGTGATCGAGCAACTGGTACGGGCCGCAGGCGCCGCTTTCGGGATTCGCGATCGTCCAGCGGCATTCGCCCGCCTGGGGCGTGTCGCCGTAGCGGCTGCATTCGCTTGTCTCATCTTCGACGACCCAACTCGGGATGACGAGCCAGCGCAGGAAGCGGCCCTCGCCGACGAAGCCCGGGAACGTGGCGACCTCCCGGTAGCGATGCTGGAGCTTCAGGTCGCCCGCCGCCGCCTTCCAGCCCGCCGCCATCTCGTCGCGGCGCCGGGCCGGGGCGCAGCCGCGCAGCCGCCGCATGGTCGCGACCGCGCCGGGACCCGGGGCCGGGCGCTGCCAATGCGAGTAGGCGAACACCTGCTGGGCGAGGGCGCGTTGTTCGGCGCCTGGGTGTCGGTGGTGCGCGCAGGGATCGGGCGGGCTATGGTGGGCGTGTGTGTTCTCTGATGCGGCGGGCGCGGCCAGCGCAACGGCAATCGCAAGGGCCGCGACCGCCGCTAGGGGCAGTCGCTTCATCGTGTCTCCTGTCGTGAGCGCCGCCGAACTTCAGGGGCGGCGCAAGTCGGGCGTCTGGGACCTTTCGGGTCTTACTCGCTGGTCAGGTTCCCGGCGAAGGGTAGCGGGCGCCGCGTCGACCTAGTCGGCGTCGGGCACCTGGAGCGAGTAATGCGCGATCAGCGAGGCGGTCAGCGCGAGGAGGATCAGGGCGCCGACTTCGACGATCGTGAGTAGCTGGATAGCGGTTTCTGTCGTCATGCGGCCTGTTTCGCGATCGGGTTGACGAATCCTGCCGGGTCATCCCAGCGCCGCCATGCCGCGACGGTGACCTCGGCGCGCTCGCGGGCGGTCGGCTCGCGGTCCTCATAGGCCGCATGCCAGAGCGGTCGGCAGTCCTCGATCAGGCTGCGTTCCTCGCGAAGCTCGGTAACGATCGCGTCGTCGACGGCGACGCCAAGCTGGGGCGAGGGCTGGAGGCGGTTGACGGCCGCGCTCCAGGCCCGGTCGAAGGTCCAGCCCTGCGAACGCGCGCCGGTCAGGATCATGCGGACGTACTGCGGCGCGCAGGTCGGCTCGTCGAGTCCCGGAAGCGTCAACTCACCGGCCCCGGCCGCCCCGAGGCCGAGCATTAGACGGTCCATGCCTGGGTCAAGGTCCACGCTGGAATGAAACTGTACCTTGCCGGGGGGATGGTCAGGCGTCAAACTACGCAGAGTGAGAGATGCCAAAGTTCGACGTAGACGCCCAACGCGGCCTAATCTGCCTCTTCGGGCTGGTGGCGCTGACGATGGAGTCGGTGGCCTTCTATCTGACGGGCCACACGTTGCCCGACATCTTGACGGGGATTTTCGGGACGATGGCCGTGGGGCCGGTGGTAACGTCAACCGCAGACAAATACCGCCAGTCGAAGAGGGAAGAGGATTTGGATTCCCCGCCGCCGCCCCGACCGCCGTCATCGTCGCCCCGCGACCGCGACCGCGAAGAAGCGCCGTGAACACCCCGGCTCGCATCGCCCACTCATTCGGCGAAGCACTCCGCGAGTTGGTCATCGAAATGACCCGGGTGCTGCGTCACCCGTCCTGGGTGCTGGTGCTGCTCATCTTCGCTTCCGCGATTCTTGTCGTGCAGGTCGTGCGCTGATGCCCAACTCGACCGCTGCACGGATGCTGGAGGCTCAGCGGGACTACCTCGACGCCGAGGGCGAGGTCGAGAAGGCGCAGGCGCTCGCCAACTTCGTCGAAGCCGAGGCGGCGCATGCCGACCGCATGGGCGTCGAGCGCAGCCCGCGCGGCTTTATCGCCCGCGTGGTCCTGCCGTCGGCGCTGCTGCTGATCCTCGTCGTCAGCTTCGCGCTCAACCTGGCGCTGAGTGTCTCGACGCATCAGACCGCCAACGAAACGCAGACGACGACCGAGGCCGTGCAGGCGCTCCAGGTCGAAAGCATCATCGCGGCGCGCCAGTCCTGCGAGCGCACGAACGACGCGCGGGCGTCGAGCGTCAGGAATCTCCGCAGCGATGTCGGCACCCTGCGAGCGCAACTCAACCTCTGGACCGTGGTCCTGGCGACCACGCCACAGGCGGCGCTGGAAAAAGCCGACCCGAAGGTGCTGAAGGCGTACACCGACAACATCTCCCACTTGCGCCGAGGGATCGCCAACAAGAAAGAAGCCGTCGAAGGCGCGATCAACTCGCAGAAGGGCGTCGCGATCAAGCCGGGGTCGCCTCGGGCCGACTGCGCGAAGGTCGTCCCCTTGCGGTCCGGGCCGACCCCCTAGACTGGTGACTATGTCGAAGCTCCACGCGAAACTCGACGCCCTCGGCAAATCCCTCGGGATACAGCGCAAGATGCTCGCCCGCGCCCAGCGCAAGGTGAAGGCCCGGCACAAGGCCCAGAAAAAGACCGAGCGCGCCCGCGACGCCGCGCGTAAATCGGCCGATCGCCTACGCGCTGAAGGTCGCGCCGAGAACGCCGTGCAGCGCGACGAGACAGTGGCGCGGCTGGACCGGCAGGCGCACAAGCGCGAGTCCGAAGCGATCGTCTGGAAGGGCCGGGTCAAGGTGCTGACCCAGCGCGTGAACGGCCTCGCGACAACGCAGCAGGAGGTCGAAGGCGAACTGAAGAAGTGGCAGTCGACGCATGCCCCGCACATCGGCAAGGATGGCCGGGTCGCCGGGGCGAAGGACCACGGCGAAGCGGCGATCTTCGCGGCCCGCTACATCGCGTCGAAATGCGCCAGCGGCGATCGGCCCAACTACTACTCGATGACGGGCGTCGGCTTCAACTGCAAGCACCCGCTGCTGCGCGGCAGCCAGCGCGCCATCGGGCAGGTCCCCTACGAACGATCTGACTGCTCCCTCTTCGTCACCGAAGTCTGCTGGGCGGCGAAGCTGCCCGATCCCAACGGCGAAAACTACGGCGGCGGGTACACCGGCACCCTGGTCGGCGAGCATAACGGCTGGAAATTCGTGTCAGAGGCCCACATGAAGAAGAAGGGCTGGGGGATCGTCGTCTACGGCGAAGGCGTCGGCCACCACACCGAGTTTTACGTCGGCGAAGGCGGCGAAGCGACGATCGGCCACGGCAGCCCGCCCGTCGACGAAGGCATCGTCAATCTGTTCGGCGACGGCGATTTCCGCTGCCTGATTTACGACCCCTCCTAACCGAAAGGCCCGCGTGAACGAAATGCTCGAAAAGTTGATGGACCTCCCCCATGCCACGATCATCGCCGACATCGTCATCGTCCTGGTGATCGTCGCCTACCTCCAGGGCACGATCAGCTTTGAGGAAGCGATCCTCGCCCTCGGCGCCGGGACCGCAGGCGCCGGGGTACTCGGTCACGCGCGAAACGGCGCGGGCCGGGGGGTCAAGCAGTAGACTCGATCCTGCTGAGTTGTTGGTGGTCAGTGAAGCGCCCCGTTCTGCATAGCGGGGCGCTTCGCGTAGGGGGGACTTGACAGCGGACTAGGGAGCCGTTAGCTTAGGGGCATGCTATCCACCGACTCAGGAGGTTCCGACATGACCACCACCGCAACGCGCACCGAGCAGGTCCAGGCCCAGGACATTCAGCAGGGCGACCTGATCCAGATGGGCGAGAGGTTCGCCGAGGTTCTGGAGGCCACGACCGCCGACTACGCCCAGAGCGGGCGCCTGACCTCGGTCACCTTCCCGATGAACAACGGGAAACACCATCAGACGATCCAGGTTTTGCCCAGCCTCACGCTGACCCGGGTCGCGGTCTGATGGCCCGCGAGGACCACGATCTAGACCGCGACTTCGACTTCGCAAACGGCAGGCGCAAGCCAACCCTCTACCGCGTCGTCGACGAGAACCCCTACCGCGACCGCTGCGAGGAATGGGACGGGCTGACGCTCGACGAGGCGGCGACCCGGATCGAGGATCTCTACGACGTTGAGGCCGCCCAGGTCATCTCCGACGTTGAGGAAGGCGTCGACTGGCCGGTCCGCTACGTCGACGAGGAAACGGGCCGGGAAATCACCTTCACGCAGGTCGTCGGGGGTGAGCGGTAATGCCCGAGGCACCCGACGCCACGACGGCGATCCTCGCCGCGATCGACGACCAGCGCGAGCGCATCCGTTCCTGGGCCGACGCGGAGATGACGCGGCTCGACCGCGCCGCCGCCGCTCTAGGCAAGCCGAAGGCCGCGACACCCCCTGCGGCCCGCAAGGCGCCGCCGAAGCGCACACGCAACACGACCTCGCACGTAGAGGCCGCCAAGCGCCGCGAGGCGGTACTGGCCTTCCTGGTCGAGCGGGGCGGCATGGTCCCGTCGCGTGAGATCCGCGAGGCGGTTGGAATCAGCAAGGAGCCGATGCGTACCGCCGTCAAGCGGCTCGAAGAGGAAGGCAAAGTGCGCCGTCGCGGTTCCCGCCAAACGACCGAGTACGGAGCGGTCGGTTCTGGCGCGCCACTGGCTGAGCGAGCCGCCGCTGCGGTCGGCAAGGCGCCTGGCCCCGATGACGGCACCTTGCAGGGTCGCGTCCTGAGCAAGGTGCAGGCCGGTGGGTTCGTGAGTCACGCTTCGCTGCTTGAATCCACCGGTGCCAGCGAGGCGGATCTGCGCCGTGCTACGGGTCTGCTGATCCGCGAGGAAGAGATCCGAATGGAGCGCCGCGAAGGCCAACCGGGGTACATCGTCGCCCCGTAGCAATATCCCACTACGACGTAGAAAGGAACGCATGGCTGACACCTTCACCGCCGCCTTCGCAGAGATCGAAGGTCCCGAGTTCGACCTAGCGGTCGGATACGACATAGAGGCACCCGCGCACCCGGCGCCCGACGACGAGATCGCGGCGACGCTGGTCGCCTTCGACTACCCGCGCCACATAGCCCGAATCCGCTACATGCTGGGGGTCCGCTACATGGGCCGGGGTATGCACGACGACATCGAAGAAGCGGTGCAGGAGGCGCTGCTGGAGGTCTATGAGGGCAGGCGTTATCTGTTCACGATGCCCCCGGAGTCGTGGATGGGCCTCCTCTACAAAGCGTCGTGTCACTGGATCATCAAGCTCGGTCGCCGCGAACGGGTCGACTCGATCGACGGCCTCGCTGAGATGGCTGGTGACGCTGCCCTGACCGGTGCCAAACCGGTCCTGCCTGCGGCGCTGCCGAACGTCGACGAGGATGCGAAGTACACGCCGCCGCCGAAGGGCGGTTACCGGGTCAAGTGGGAACGCTTGCAGATGCTCGGCGCGGCCCAGCGGTTCCGCGACCAGCACGGTCGCCCGCCCCGCGTCGAAGAGTGCGGGAAGGGGAAGGGCCACGGCCTGCCGCCCTCGTCGCAGATATACCGAGAGTTCGGCGACTTCAACGCCTTCCTTCTGGAAGCCGGGATGGTCCCGTATTACACGGCGCGGAAGAAGAAATGGGGGCCGGTCGATAGCGCCGAGTCAGTGCTGTCGTTTCGCCGCCGCGAGGGGTACTGGCCGGGCCGGGCCGACATCGACCGGACCGCCAACGACCTGCCGCCGAAGGGCGCCTGCAACCGGTACTTCGGCGGGATTCGGGCCGACGAGGTACAGGCGGGCGTCGAAGCGATCCTCGGGCCGGTCGACGCGCCCGGCGATGTGACGGTGACCTTCACGCAGGAGGCGTCCTGATGGCCCGCCCGCGCGGATACGCCGACTGGAACCCGAAGCCAGAGACACTCATCCTGATCGACCAAGTGCGGGCGATCCTCGACGAATACCGATCCTATGGCGCGATGACGGCGAGGCAGGTTTTCTACCGGCTCGTCGGCAGCTATGGGTACCCCAAGACCGAGCGCGATTACGAGAACCTCTGCGAGAAGCTGGTCCGCGCACGGCGGGCCGAGATGATCCCGTTCTCAGCGATCCGCGACGACAAAGTCTCCGAACATGCAGCGGGCAGCGGCTACGACGATCCCGCTCAGTTCTGGCGGGCGGTCAGGAACGACGGGCAGTATTACGGCAGACCGACCCGCGAGGGTCAGGACCACCGGATCGAGCTATGGGTCGAGGCTGGCGGCATGGCCGAAATGGTGGCGAAAATGGCGCGACCCTACGGTGTCCCGGTGTTCAGCGCGGGAGGCTTCCTCTCGGTCACGGCGACGCACGACATCGCGCGCCGTGCGCTCGCCGAGGACGACGCGACCGTCCTGCTGCACATTGGCGATTACGACCCCTCGGGCGAGTCGATCTTCACGGCGATCCTTGAAGATGCCTCGGCCTTCTACGTCGGCCGTTCTGGCGGCGGCCTGATCTCCGACTATGAGGATCTCTTCCGCGCCGAGCGCGTGGCCCTGACCCTCGACCAAGTCGACGAGTATGAAATCGACACGGCGCCCCCGAAGAAGTCCGATGGGCGCTCAAAACGCTGGGAAGATGAGGGGCGCTTCCAGACTGCCCAGGCCGAGGCGATTGACCCGCCCCTGCTGAAAACTATGGTCGAGCAGGCGTGTGAGGAATGGACCGACATGGACCAGCTTCGCGAGGTCGAGGCCGAGTCTGAAATCGAGCGAGCCGCGATCGTCGAGGAGTTGGAGCGGCTGATCGACGGAAGGGAGGACTGATGCCCGAGCTAGAGATCATCGACGCCGAGAACAAGCCGATCGAGCAGGGCGCCCAGATCGACGGGGGCGACGGCCGCACCGTCGGCGAAGTCGTGACGATCGAAGAGGACGACGAAGGCGGCAACCCTCGCGTCGTCGTCGCGTGGCCGGGCATCGACCCGCCCGAGACATTCAGCACTCATGCCCGCAACTACCGGCGCGAAGGGCCGAGCGGCCCCTATGTCTGGAAGTGCAGCGAGATCGAGGTCGTTGATGGCTGACCGGGCCTGGAGCCAGATCGGGGCCGACCTCGACCGGCAGATCGGTCGTCGCTTCCCGCCGATCGCTGGGGGCGGACGCGGCTACCGACTCGACGCCGACTACGGGCAGATGACGGACGCCGAAATCGTGGGGCGGTTCAGCGTCGAAGCCGCTCGCGTCGCCGACCGGTTCTTCCGCGAGCGCGGCGTCAACGGCGTCGCGGTCTGATGGCTAAGCCGAAGGCCCCCGAGTGGCTGCGGGAGGCGTTCCGCGACGGGGTCGATGAGCGCGGCGCCATCGCCTTCCGCCCGCCGCCGCCAGCCTACCCCGGCGCTGATCCGCTCTGCTTCCTGGCCGACCATGACCCGCGCCGCCGTCCCTGCTCGGGGCGACTGGAGCGGTTCCACTTCATCAGCCGCCAGCGGGTCGAACATGCGCTGGCGGCGCTGCTGCACGAAACAGTCGACTCGACGACGGGATGGTGGATTCTCCCCCTCGACACCCGCGACCTGATCCTGCTCGCCGCCTGGGACGCCCGCAACGGTGGGATCGCTTGCGAGGGGCATCATCGACGCTTCGACGCTCACGCGACGCCGACGCTGAAGGTGCCCCGCGTCGCCCTTCCCAGCCACGTTCTCGACTTCGTCGGCAACTGGGGCCTCGACGAGCAGGTCGAGCGTCGCTTTCCGTTCTCTTGACTTGACGCCGGGCTAGCCGGTACGCTGCACCTGTTCGCATCGCCTATCCACTCACGAAGGGAAACCGAATATGTCCGACTCACCGGCCCCCGGGCCGTCGACTGAGATCGAGCCGATCGCGCCCGATCAACTGTCCCCGTCCGCCGAGGTCACGCTGCCGCCCGGCGTCCTGCCCTCGCCCAACTACCTCGCGGCGATCGAACTCGGCATCGTGTTCGCCAAGTCGGGCCTGTACTCGGGGATCGACAAGGACCCCGCCCGCGCGGCCGTGAAGATAATGATTGGCATGGACCTCGGCGTCAGCCCGTCGGCGTCCATGCAGGGCATCTCGGCCTTTGAATCCGAAGGCAAGTCGGTGTTCCTGATCGAAGGCAAGCTGCTCGCCGCCGTCGTCAAGCGGCGGCCCGACGTTGACTACAAGGTCGTCAAGCGGACGCCCGAGAAGGTCGAGATCGAATTCCTGCGCCGCGAACCGGCGACCGACGGCGGCTACGTCTGGGAGAAGCAGAAGCCGAACATCGTCTGGACGATCGAGCATGCCCGGCAGGCCGTGCCGAAATTCGCGTCGAAGTCGACCTGGGCCAACTATCCCGAGGTCATGCTCACCTGGCGGGCGCTGGCCGAGGGGATCAGGCTGCACTTCCCCGATGTGATCGGCGGCCAGCCGATCTACCTGGATGACGAGAAATGGGGCGAGGAGTCGGGCGAGATCCGCGAGGCCCTGGAGCCGCCGAAAGCCGAGGCGCTGACCGACAAGCGCGCCGACGACCAGCGCGCCCGTTGCCGCGAGGTCTACGACGAACTGAAGGAAGCCAACCCCTCCCGCATGCTCCCGGCGATGTTCGACCGGATGGTCAAGGGGGCCGAGCATTCCCATGACCGGCTCGACAACACGATCGAGGCGCTGGAGTCGCTGCGCGACAGCGAGGTCGAGCTTCAGGGCCTCTATGCCCAGATCAAGGATCGATTCTCCGACGCCGAGGTCAAGGCGGCGATCGACAAGTGCGAGCGCGAAGCCAACAACCCGGCCCGGATCAAGGCGGCCCAGACCTACGTGACGGTTGAGGGCACGGCCACCGAGGAGGGCGGCGACGATGAGTAGCGACCCACAGATCCTCAGCGTCGGCGATACCGCCATCGTCGAACGGCTGGGCGAGTGCAAGGTCACGCGGCTGGACGTATGCCTACAGCCGACCGCCGACCCGGCAGGCGAGAGGCACTTCGCCAACGTCAAGGCGCTGGAGTTGGGGGAGCATGGCCCAATGTTCGTCGCCGGGCTGGAGGGCGGCGGCTGGGCCTACGGGATCGAGGTCAAAGGGGTCGTCGATGCCTGAGATCGACTGGCGCAACCTACCCCCGGTCGACGAGGCCGAGCAGCCCGACCTCCCGGCCGACTGGCGGCCCTCGCAGACGTTCCTGAAGGTCCACGACCGCTGCGATCGAGCCGCCTTCCTGTACCTGAAATACGGCGCGGGCGCCGGGTCGCATGAGTTGAACCGGGGCAGCATCTTCCACGCCGTCGTCGAGCGGCTGACGAAGCTGGCCCTGCGCGAGGGCGAGGGGCGAGTGCCGCCCGAATGGGGCAAGGATGAGCTACTCGCCTACTACGACGAGAACCCGCACCTTCAGGTCCACGCCGTCGAGCGCGACGCCCTGCGCTACATGGTGAGCAACTGGTGCGAGTACGAATACATCGACGCCGAGCGGGTCCTCGGCGTCGAGCTTCCCTTCACGCTGGAGATCGGCGACTTCACCATCCAGGGCCACATCGACCGCGTCGACAACCTCGGCGGCGGGGCCTGCGAAGTCGTCGACTACAAAACCAGCTTCGCGATGCCCGACCCCGAGGAGTTCAAGCAGCAGAGCTTCACCCGCGACGGCCGCCCCTACTTCGCCGGGAACTTCCAGACGATGCTCTACGCGCTCGGGGTCGCCGAAGGCGAAACGGAGATGGGCCGCATCGGCGCCGACTTCGACCGCTTCCGGCTGGCGCTGCGCTTCCCGCGCTTCGCCCGCCTGGAGGGCCTGGCGACGCGGGGCGTGACCGTCACGCGCCAGCAGTTGCTCGACTTCCGGCTCGACGTTGAGCATCAGCTTCGGCGCCTGCGCGAGGTCAACCTGGGCGAGGGGCGCTGGCAGGCGACGCCGGGGACGCATTGTGCCGAGTGTCCCTGCGAGTACGACTGCCCGCTGCCGCGACTGCTGCGGCCCGAATCCCAGCATGCCAGCCTCGACAGCCTGGAGGATCTTGAGGCGGCGGCGGCGAACCGCTATTTCATGTCGCGCCGCGCCGAAAAACTCGGGCGACGGCTGAAGAAGGCGGCGCTCAAACTGGAGGCCGAGCAGCCCGGCGTCCTCGACCTGGGCGACGGTGTGCGCGGCGTCCGGTGCGGCAACGACAACGCCTACATCTTCGTCGAGAAGGACGGTGAAGAGGTCCGCGACAAGGCCGAGCTACAGGCCGCGATCGAGGCGAGCAACGCCTACGGGGAGAAGATCGACACCGGCGAGCATTTCAAGCCGCGCGTCGGCACGGAATTCCTGAAGCGGAAGATCCCGGCGTCGTGAGCGCGATCGAGGTAACGCTCACCTGGGCAGAGCTATCGCTGGCGGCGTCGGTCGGGTCCAACCGACGGGTCCGACGGCTTCGCAGCGGCGGGCGGCATAGATGGGGCCACGACGGGGCCGACAACTGGAGTACGCATATCGAAGCCGCAGCATCCGAGTTGGCGACAGCGAAAATGCTAGACCGCTACTGGTCCGACGACCCTCGGCCCGACTACGACGGCGACATCGGCGAGGGAATCCAGGTCCGGCACACCCACCGCGCGAACGGTCGGCTGATCTTGCACCCCGAGGATCGCGACGACCATGTTTTTTACCTGGCGCGCGGCACCGCGCCCGCCTTTGAAATCGTCGGCTTCATCAGCGGCGAGCGGGGCAAGTCGCAAGAGTTCTGGGCAGACCCCGGCACCGGTCGTCCGGCCTACTTCATCCCTGACGAACACCTGATCCCCCCAACGAAAGGAATCACCGATGGCCGATGAAAAGAAGGCGACCGTCTACCGGGTCGGCTACATACACGCCTCCCCGGAACGTGCCGAGATCAACCCCGGCAAGGTCGTCGAGGGCCGCGAGATCACCGCCCTGGTAATCCTCGACGACTACCGGGCGTCGAGCGCGGCGGCGGCCGTGAAGATGGCGCTCGACGACAGCGAGATCAACGGCGGCGTCCCCGGGCAGAAGGGGCAGCGCATGGTCGCGGTCCCGGTTTCGCGCTGGTCGGAATTCGCAGGCACCGCCGAGCCGAAAGTCGAGTGGGCGATCACCCCGATCGAGGGCGCGCAGGCACCGGCGCCCGACCCCGAGGACACCTGATGCGGGTCGAGGTCGAGCGCGAAGCGGCGACGAAGATGGTCAACGTCTGGGTCGTCGAGGACGGCTGGGGCGATTCCCGAGGCCGGGTCTGGACCCCGATCGGCGATGGCCCTGAGTGGACCGAGGTCGCGGCAGGGGCCTCAGCGCCGGTGTCTCTTCGCCTGCCCGAAGAGGTCTGGGTCGCGATGATCGCGGCCGGTGCCGATGTGCCGATGCCGAGCCGGGCGCAGGCCGATCACCTGGCCGACGCGCGCATGGTCCGCGACCGGCTGCTCGACGCGGTTTTCCCGCCGAGCTAGGGGGCGACGCCGTGGCTTACCGTGTCGGCTGGACGCCGATCATGCCCAGACGCAACGAGAACGCAGAACGCGGCGGTCAGCCGCACACTCGGGGCAAGGGCAGCGGTTGGATGAAAGGTAAGACTCGACGGGCGAAGAAGGGGGCGGCGCGGCCCGACAACGCGCCGCTCACCCCGGGCAGCATGCACTCCCGGACCCGGCTGCGCTAGCCGACCGGCAGGGCGGCCTGGTCGGCTGGGTCCGGCGAGATCAGCCCCGCCTCGGTCGCCGTCGAGGCGATCATCCTGCCGACGCGGATCACCGCGCACGGCTCGGGCTTATGGGGCGGGTCGGCGTACCGCTTGCGGTCGCGGCCGTCGACGATCCGTTTATCGTCGGTCCAGACCTTCGCATTGGTCAGCGCGTCCTCGATCGCCCGGCGCATCTTCCCCGAGTCGTGAGTCGTCGTTACGTCGGGGAACGCAGGGGCGTCAGGACGCAGCAGATGCGCGTAGCGGCCCGTCCGGTAGTGAGCCTGGGGCCTAGTCTCAAAACAGGTCAGATCGACCCACAGCGGCCCGCTCAGCGGCTCACGGCCTGCCCAGGCGATCGCGGCCTCGCGTTCGACCAGTTCCATCCAGGGTTCGGTCAGCTTCGACGCCGGGCGCAGGCTGACGACCGGCACACCGCGCCCGTCGGTGAAGGGGATGAACCGCTTACCCTGCCAGCGACCGTTCGGCACCGGCGTCTTAGACCCGGCCCCGGCAGGCTGGCCGTGGATTCTCATGCGGAGCAGTTCGGGGCCGGGGTCCATGCACGAATCCTTGCGCGGCGCGCGGACGACTTCGGCCGCCGCTCCCGTCGGGGCCTGGGCCGTTCGGCGAAAGGCATCCCGGCCCAGCCTTCACCTGCCCCGACGGCAGCGACACCCCGGCGTCGGCGGACTGGCGACGGTCGGTAGGCCGCGAGCTTTCCCTTCCTGCCTATCAACCGCCTGGAAGGTGGCCCGGCGCAATAGCAACCCTACAACGACAAACGCCCCAGGCTCCCCCGAGGCGTCCAGTCGGTCGAGTAAAACCCGACGGCATGCTGCTATCCGCGATCGACTATACACCGACCGAGAGGACGAACCAAATGCCAGTAGACACACCGGACGCGCCGCCCGCCGATCTCGACGAGAAGCGCCGCGAGGCCGAGGCCAACGGTGGCGGCGGCCCCGTCGAGCATGAGGGCGGCGAACCCCTCGACGGCGAGGACCCCGACGAGCAGGCGCCGCCCGCGATCCCGCCACTCATCATCGACGGCGACGGGCAACTAACCCTGACCATCGGCGGCGAGAAGCCGACGAAGGCGACGGTCAAGCTGCGCGGGGGCAAGATCGACGTTGCCTCGGGCGACCTCGACAAGGGCGCGATCGTCGACCTCGTCCTCAAAGCGCAGGTCGCCGAGGTCCACATCGTCGACAAGCGCGACGGTCAGACCGGCGAAGTGACCGAGGTCGAGCGGCGCCACATTCTCAAGCCGGTGAGCGTCGAGCGGATCAAATAGGGACCGGCCCCTGAAATGCGAAGGGGCCGGGTTGACAGACCCGACCCCTCGCGCTACGTTTGTCGACGGGCTATGACGACAACGCGAATCCTTGCACATTGAGCGGCGGAGTTCCACTAATCCGTCGTCAGCGCGGTTCACCTATCGGCCTGACCGACAACTGCCCCTGCGCGTGACGGTGAGGTAGAGGATGGGAGCCAGAACCCGATCCACGGCGGCAGATCATGTTCGTTTTTCGACCGGATTAGCTCCCCGGTTGGTAGCTGTTGAAGGGACAACGACAACTGCTCAGCGACGGAGAACTACCTAGTGGTTTCAAGGTTTCAGAGACTTAGGGCGAGGCGATGAACGACGGCCACCAGGCGCTCGTCGACTTCGCCCGAGCGCCCTCCACGGTCCAGGCCGACTTCTGGGCCGCGATCCGCAAGCGAAACGACTGGGAGGTCCGCGTCGCCCGTTTCCGTGAAAGCGTCGCCGACCCCGAGGCGCCGGTGCCGATCACGTTGCGGAAGTCCCAGCCGCGCCCGGTGCGCTGGACCCGCCGCTGGGCCGCCCGCGCCGCTCGACAACGCGAGGCCGAACGCTTCGGCGAGCGATGGGAAGCGGTCGCGACCGTCGATGTCGAGCGGCTGAAGGCGATCCCCGCCGAGGACTACGTCGAGAAGCTGACCGGCGAGGAGATCGGCCGCAACCGCAAGATCAACTGCCCGCTGCCCGACCACGACGAGCGGACCCCGAGCTTTCACGTTCGCGACCTCGGCTGGAAATGCTACGGCTGCCAAGAGTCGGGCACGATCTACGACCTCGGCGCCGCGCTCTGGGACCTGGACCCGAAGGGCAGCGGCTTCGTTGCTATCCACCGCCGACTCATGGAGGTTTTCCGGTGACCGAGCCTGCTCGTCATCTTCGCCCCGTCGACAGCGAGCCGACGATTCCCGAGGGCCTGCGCGTCGTCAGCGCCGACGGCGAGATGCTGGGCGAGTACGCGGCCTTTCTCCAGGGCCTAGAGGACCACATCGCCGGACTTCAGCGCGACGTTCGCGCCGAGCATCTCCGCTACGAAAACCTGCGCCGCGACAAAGCCGCCGAGGCGAAGGCGCACCCCCTCTGGCCCGACGCGGTCACCGTTTTCAAATACTGGAAGAAAACCTGCAATCACCCGAAGTCGGCGTTCAGCCCCGACCGCTTTGAACAGGTCCGTCCCTTCCTCGAAAAGCATGGGATCGAGGTATGCAAGCGGGCCGTCGACGGGGCGGCTTTCGAGCCGTTCACGACCAAGCGCCGCAACGGCACGACGAAGCGGCACGACGGCTGGGGCCTGATCTTCCGGGCCACCGAACCCGACAAGTTTGAGGAGTTCTGCAACAAGGCACCCCTGACGAAAGGCACCGATGACGGCGGCGATGACGATGGACATGCAGCAACGGATGCAGGCATTGGAGCAGGCGAACAGGGTTCGCTCCCGACAGGCTGAGCTAAAACGCGAGATGCGTGACGGGCTGCCGATCGTCGCGGCGCTGGCGGACCCGCGCGCGGCGCGCCTGACCGTCGAGGCGCTGACGCTCAGCCTGCCCGGCGTCGGCAGCCGAAGGGTCAGCGGGGTCCTGCGCGAGATGTACCTCAGCCCGACCCGGCGCGTCGGCGAGTTGACCAGGCGCCAGCGAGCCTCGCTCGTCTACCACCTGGGCGCCGTCAGCCGCTTCGGCAACTTGACAGCGGGCTAGCCGCGCCCTAGTATCGGGGCATGAAACCACCGACCGACCCCGGGACGCTGCTCACCCGTAAAGAGATGCGGCAGGTCATCCCATTGTCGCGGCAGCGGATCTTCCAGATCACCGCGACCGACGACTTCCCGGCACCGGTCGACGTACTCGACGATGGCCGGATGCCGGTCTGGAACCGTGGCGAGGTCGTCGAGTTCTGGCGGCAGAGGCAGGCCCCGGACGGCGAGTAACCATCCCGAATCGAAAGGCAGCAGCTATCCCGCCGACAACCGTCATAAACTCGCAGCGTGGCCGATCCATCCAGCCTCCCCCGCAAGCTCCGCTCGCTGCTCTGGGCCGGACCCGACGAGGCGGCGCAGGAAGCGATCCGGCGCCGGGAAGTGGCGGCCCAGTTCGCCGACTACTGCCGCGACCTCGGTCCCTGGGAGATCGCCGCCGCCGTGGCGTCGCCGACCGACGACTTCCGCACGATCGCCTATCTCTTCGCCGCCGCGACCGTGCTGTCAGAGGACCGCGACATCGCCGTCGAGGCCGGTGTCGCGGCGCTGGGGGAGTGGGCCGCCGCGCACCCTGGGGCCTGAAGTGAGCGTCTGCCGAAGCTGTCGAGCGACGATCTTCTGGGCCGTCACCCGGAAGCCAAACGGCGATGTCAGCGCCCGCATGCCGGTCGACGTTGAGCCGGTCGCCGACGGCAACGTCGAGATCGTCGATCGGACTAGGCGCCCGGGCGACGACGACTGGACCCCGGTCGTGCGCGTCCTGAAGAAAGGCGAGGGCGCCTCGCTGCCTGGTATCCCGGCCCCCGATCGCTTCAAGTCGCATTTCGCTACCTGCCCCGACGCCGACCAGCACCGGCGCTAGGCTTCGATCATGGCGAATGATCCCCAACCCGCACCCGTCGCCCAGCCCGTCGCACCGGCGAGCGTCGACGGGACGAAGATCACCCGGGACCTGGGGGGACGATGAACAGGCCGCGCTTTGAGGTTTACCCGCGTACCAAGCTGGCGGCGGGCGAGGTCGAAGAGGGCGGCGAGCGCGAACCGGACGGCTTCGGCTGGCGCTTCCGTGGCGCCAACGGCCGTATCCAGGCCGTCGGCGGCGAGGGCTTCACCCGTCGAGCCGACGCGCATCGGGCGGTCGACGACTTCTGCGACGAGCTTGAGTCGGTGTCGTCGGGGACGGACGCCGGGGCCTACATCGGGCGCCCGATCGTCGATCTGGAGGCCGACGAGTCGTGAAGCTGAAGATCCTGGTCAGCCGCTACGTCGGGGGCGACACGGTCCTGCGCCTGGGCCACGCCGAGGACAGCGCCGTGGCGCGCTTCGTGCCGTCGGCGACGATGCCAGCCGAGGGCGAGGTCGTGCTGATCGTCGGGTCGTTGGAGATGGCCGACCGGCTGGTCGCGTTCGCGCGCCTGATCGGCACCGAGGTCGAGGTCGACGACACGCGGGTATCGACGATCAAGGCTCCCGAGGACACGAACGCCGCGACCGGACGCTCGCTGTCGAGCGGCGAAGCGTCGATGGTCACCGGTATCGACACGGAACCGTGCCGCGACCCGAGCGACCCGCGTGGCTGATATGCGCCTCGATCGCCTCGCCCGTTCCCGCTACCTCGCAGGCTTCACCCAGGGCCTATGGATGGGCGTGTTCCTGGGGGCCTGGGGAGGGACGCCTCGCACGATCACCACCTGGGCCGTTATCACCCTGCTCGCCTTCCAGCTATACGCTGGCTGGAGACTGCGGCGTCTGCGCCGGGATGGGCAGGCCGAACTGGAGCTAGCCCGCAGGATTCGCAAGGCCGAAGGACGACGCGAGTGAGTGACGAGTCGGACAACCGCGCGCGTGAGCCGCGTAACTGGGCCTACGACGAATGGATCGCCGCCTACGAAGAGAAGGGGACCGTCACCGCCGCCTGCAAGGTCGTCGGCATCGCCCGCGAGACTGCCTACCAGCACCGGCGCCGCGACGGCGGATTCCGCGAAGCCTGGGAGGCTGCCGAGGAGGCCGTGACCGAGGTAATCGAGAAAACGCTCGTCGAGGTCGCGATCGAGGATCGGAACGTGCGCGCCCTGGAGATCGCCCTCAAGTCGCGGCGCCCCGAGAAATACCGCGAGGGCCTCAACGTCGACGTAGGCGGAACCGTCAAGATCGAGGTCCGAGTCGGCCTGGAGGGAACAATCGAAAGGCTCGTCAATGAACTTGCAGGATCTCAAGCTGAAGGATCTGAACGGCCCGGAGTTGGCGATGCTCCAGGCCAAGCTGCGCGCCCGGCGCTGGCTGCGGGAAACTGAAGAGAACCCAGGTCAGCGTCGTCCTGCGGGCGACTCGCGGATTTGGTACGCCCAGGGGCCGAGAGGGTCGGGTAAGACACGCGCAGGGTCAGAGGCGCTCGGCGAGGCGGCGCTGACCAACCCTGCGGGCGACTGGGCCGTGATCGGCCCGACCTTCGGCGACGCCCGCGACACGATGGTCGAGCATCGAAAGTCCGGCCTGCTGCGTGTCCTCGGGTCCGCCGTCGAGAAATGGAACCGCTCCAACGGCGAGCTACGCCTGGTCAACGGGGCGTGGATCTTCTGCGACGGCGCCGATGACGGCGCGCAGCGCATCCAGGGCAAAGGGCTGCGCGGGGCCTGGGCCGACGAGATCGGCCTCTGGAAACGGATCGACGCCTGGGAGGAGTCGCTGATGTTCGCCGTGCGCGAGGCGCCCGCCGTGATCTTCGCGACCGGCACCCCGAAGGGAAACAAGGGGATCGTCAAGCTGCTGCGCTCCGAACCGCCCGGCACGGTCACCTTCACGCACCCGACGCTGATCGCCAACCGCAAGCACCTGGCGCCCGCGATCGTCGAGGCATGGGAACGCCGCTACGGCGGCACCCGACTCGGCAAGCAGGAGTTGGAAGGCATCGTCCTGGAGGACGTAGAGGGCGCGCTCTGGCGCTGGGACATGATCGAACCGCACCGGCTGACGATGGAAGTCCCCGTTCTACGTGAAACGATCGGCAACCGCTGCGTCGTCGCCGTCGACCCGGCGATCACGGCGACCGACCAATCCGACGAGACAGGCATCGTCACCGCGCAGACGATCCCGAAGGGGTCGATGCTGATGGCCGAATGGTGGGAAGCCGACTCGACGATCCGCCGCGACGCCGACCATGCCGTCGTGCTGCGCGACTCGTCAGGGATCTACTCGCCGACCGAGTGGGCGAAGCAGGCGATCAAGGATTACCGCGAGCTTCGCGCCGACCGGATCGTGGTCGAGGCCAACCAGGGCGGGGAAATGGCGCGCTCGGTCATCCATTCGGTCGATCCCAACGTGCCGGTCACCCTGGTCTGGGCGACGCAGGGCAAGCAGCCGCGAGCCGAACCGGTATCGGCGCTCTACGAACAGGGCCGCGTCCACCACGCCGGGGTATTCCCCGAGCTTGAGTCCGAGCAGACGACCTGGGTGCCGGGCGAGCCGTCGCCGAACCACATGGACGCGCTGGTCTGGGGGATAACCGACCTGCTCGTCGACGCCGGTGTGCCGATGACGACGCACACCCCCGACAAGCCGGTCGAGTCGCTGACCGGCGACCTGCTCGACAAGGTCATGTAAATCCGCTTGACGGTCGGCTAGTGTCCGTGCCGTGGATGCTCACCCGGTCATCGCTGCCATCGACGCCGAGCGTGAGCGCCTGGTCGAGGCCCGGCAGAGCGCCGAGCAGGAGGTCGCCCAGTGCGAACGCGAGCTTGACGCCCTGGATGCCGCCGCCGAGTCGGTGAGCGCCTCGCTCAACGGCAACGCCCCGGTCCCCGAGCCGTCGCCCGAGCTTGCGCCCCCGCCCGCACCCGCGTCGAACGGTCGCGGGTCGCCTGGCCCCGGCACCGACCGCGCGCAGCAGCAGAAGGCCCATGACGACGCCGTGTTCAAGGTGATCGCCGACGCGGGCGAGCCGTTGGCGCCGATGGTTGTCGCCGAGGAAACCGGCCTGACGGCGACGCAGGTCAACCACACGGCGAAGAGGCTGGAGGACGCCGGGCACATCGTCCGCGAAGGCGAGGGACGCTGGACCCGCTACCGGACCGGGCAAGTGGCGCCGGTGCGCGCCCTGATCGCCGAGACTGCCGAGGCGATCTACGCCTTCATCGCGGCCCAGGGCGGCACGGTCCGCACCGGCGAGATCGCGCGCAAGTTCAAACTGACCAGCGACGAGGCCCGCAGCCGCCTGGCGATCCTGCTCGCCGACGGCCGGATCGAGAAAACGGGCCTGCGAGCCGGGACGCGGTACGGGATCACCGGCCATGCACAGGGCGAAGAGGTCGCCTCGCCGCCGCTGCCGACCGACGACGAGCGCGAGATCGGCACCCTCCAGGGCCGCATCCTCGCGACGCTGGCGCTCGGGCCGCTGAAACCGCAGGAGATCGCGACGAAGCTGCTCGCCGACTACGATGAGGTCATGCAGGCGCTCGGCAGCCTCTACGTCGACGGCGAAGTCAGAACCGTGAAGTCAGGCGGGGAGCTTGCCTACCGAGCCGTCTGAGATGCGCGTCTGCACCGCCTGCGGCGCCCGGAAACCGGTGAGCGACTTCTACCCGAACCGGCGCAGCGTTCGGCCCGAGTGCAAGAAATGCACCTGCGCCCGCCAGCAGGGCAAGGCCGCCAACGTCCCTCGCTGCCCCGACTGCGGCGAACGGGTCCGCAAGCGTGGCCGCTGCGGTTTCTGCGTCGAGATCGCCGACGGCATCAGCGTCAGCGCGACGACGGCACCGCTGACCGTGCCCGTCACCGCCGAGGCGAACCGCAAGCGCGTTGCCGTCGCCTGGGGCGGGTAGGCTTCCGCCGACGACCGATTTCGCCTACCGAGAGGACTATCCGATGACCGCAGACCACGCCCGCAAGATCGCCCTCGCGATCGAGAACCGTGACCGCGCCGCGCGCAACCTCGACAACGCCGCCAAGATGCCGCCGCGCGATGAGACAGCGGCCGACGACGACGCGATGCTGAGCAGCGCCGGGGCCGCCTACGCCGAGGCGCAGACCACGCTCGACGACCTGATCCGCGCCCAGCCGGTGCCAATGGCGTCCCTGGCGCCCGGCGCGACCGAGGGCGAGTTGGAGAAGGCAGGCCATGAGTTGTCGGGCGCCGTCACCACGACGCACACGGCGGACGCTGACGGGCGCATCTCGCCGTCCGCCGCCTGATGGCCCGCTACTGCCGATCCTGCGGGACGCCGCGCGAGCTTCACCGCGTCGACGACACCTACGGCCCGAAGTTCAAGCTCTGCCCGCTGCGCCCGCTGACGAAGAAAGAGCGCGTCGCCCGCGATCTGCGCCCGACGCGCTCCGACAACCCCGACCGGCCCGAACCGGGCCGCCTCGTCGTCGACCGCAAGCTGCTCGCCGCGTGAAGTGGTCGAAGTGCAACCCGGACACGACCTTCATCGTCCGGGCGATGTACGACAGCGACGGGAACCTGCTCCAGGCGGACACGGAAACCGTCCACCGCCGCCCGAGCCTCCTGCGACGGCTACGTCGGCGCCTGACCCCTGGGAGGCGCTCGTCAGGGTACTCCAGGCGATCCGTGACCGAGGCGGGGCAGGCCGACGGCGGTAGGCTGGCATCGTGACGATCGAATCCGCCGTCTACAAAATCCCGTCGCCGGAAGATAAAGACGCCCCCAACGGTCCGGCCGAGTTCAAAGCGCAGGCGGACGCGATCGACGCGATCAAGTGGCTGAGCCGGTCGCTGAAGCCGACGATCGGCGTCGTGCAGGCGAGCGAAGGCTTTGAACTCCCGGAAGCCTATAAAGACGTACCTGGCACGACGCTGGAACTCACCCCCGCAGTCGCGAGTACGCTCCTCGTCGTCGCGAACTGGCACTTCCAGACGGCGGCGGCGGGAACGATCCTTTCCGGCACGATGAGCCTCAATGGCGTGGACCAGACGCCGACGGGCCTCCTCACGGTCGGCGGCTCCAACGCCGTCTATCAGACCGTCCCGCAGGTCTACGCGCTGGCGCTTCCCGCCGAAAAAAACACGATCAAGATGCGCGCGAAGTCCAGCACGAAATCAGTCGTGTACTCGCTGGTGGCGGCTAACACGCGCTACCTGTACGCGATGTTCGCCAGCTAGATCAGCGCGGGTTCGGCTTCGGCTTCGGCGACCACGCTGGGCCATTCGCTCGCCAGTTGCCGCCCGAGGCCGCGTGAGCGCGCCCAGCACTTGCGCCGCGAGCGGGCCAGATGCGCGCAGCGGGCGCTGATGCGCTGCCGTTCCGCCGTGGCGGCTTCAAGGGCCGCGAGCCGCGCCTGCCACGGCGGCGCCGTCACGGCGGCTTCGGGGAGGCTGGCTGCTTCAGCGCAGATCGGCATATCGCCCAGCGACGCCGTCGAGTAGGACGGGTACATGACGCTGCTGGGATCGGTGGAGTGGGCCAGCCCGCGCATATGGCCGACCTCATGGGTGACGATCAGGCAGGCGGCGATCGGGTCGGCGGCTTTGGAGGCGGCGAGGCGTATGAAGCACGTATCTCCCTGCCGCCAGTAGAGGCCGACCTCGCTCGGTGGCAGGTCGTCGCTGACGCGCGCCTGCACATAGAAGCAGCCGGGCATCGGCTCCCCCGACCAGCGGTTCTGAGCCAGCCGGTAGTACGTCACTTCCTTCCCCCCGAAAGGGACTTCGGCTGCCGACGCCCGTCCCGCGCAGAGGATCAGCGCGAAGGCGGCGAGGATGCCGAGGGCCGCGACGAGGCGGGCCTGTCGGGCGCTCACGATGCAGCCCTCGCCGGTCCCCAACGACCATCGGGGCCGCGTTCCATCCGTCCGCTGCCCTTACAGACGGCGCACTTCCCCTTCGGGTAGCCCTGGGACCAGTCGCCGGTGTAGTACCGGCCGTGGCCTTCGCAGGCCGAGCAACGCTGGCCGGGGTCAATCCCAGCCCGGCCCGCTTGCGCTCGGGCGCTCATCGGGCACACGCCCGGTCGATCTGGTCCGGTGCCTCATGGGTCTGGTCGACGATCTCTAGGGTGCGCCGCGAGGCGATGCCCTTCGCGTAGGCCCGCTGCTGGCCGCTGTAGCGGTCGCCGCCAGCTTTCGGCTCTAGCCCGCCGAGGACTTGGCGGAACTGGGCGCGGTAGAGGTTGCGAATGTCGGCGGGCGTCAAGGTGCGCTGCATGTTGGAGCCTTTCTGAGTGGTGGATAGCATGGTTCAACCCTACGCCTCTGCTAGTCCGCTGTCAAGGGCGCATGCGGATTGGCACCGGGGGACCGACCGGGGTGCCAAACTGTCGGCGTGGCGAACTTCAAAGGCACCGGCCGCCCGTCCGTCCCGACGACCGAGATCGGCAGCCCGGCGCCGAGCCATAACATCGGCGGGGGCGGCGCTCCCTTCGGCGGCGGCATCGCGCCCTGGGCGCAGTACATCGACGAACGCGAGTATGCGCCCGACCTACGCTGGGGACCGGGCGGCACCGGTGCGGTCGGCATCTTCGACCGAATCCAGAGCGGCGACGCGCAGGCGGCCGGGCTGCTGATGGCGACGACGCTGCCGACCAGGCGCCTGCTCTGGGAGGTCGACCCCGACGGCGGCGACCCGAAGATGGCCGACCATTGTGCCGACTCCCTGGGCCTGCCGGTACGCGGCGAGGACCCGGTCCACCGGCGCTCGGGCTTCAACCACGACCGGCACATGGCTCACGCCCTGCGGGCGATCGGGTACGGCCATTTCTATTTCGAGACTGTCTACCGGATCGGCGACGACGGCCTGGCCCACCTGGCGAAACTGGGCAGCCGCCCGCCCCGGACGATCCTCAACTTCTTCGTCGGCGATCACGGCGAACTGCTCGGCATCCTCCAGAACATCGGGGTACGCGAGGCGTCGCTGACGAGCGCGGCGACGGGCATGGGCGGCCAGCCGATCGACGCGAATCGCCTCCTGCCCTACGTCTGGAACTCCGAAGATGACGGCGACTGGGTCGGCCGGTCGATGCTGCGGCCGTTGTACCGGAACTGGCTGCTGAAGGATCGGCTGATTCGCGTCGACGCGACGAAGCATGAGCGCAACGGTATGGGCGTCCCCTGGTTTGAGATGGACGCCAACGCGACCCCCGATCAGATCGAGGCCGCCGCGCGGATCGCCGAAGAAATCCGCGCCGGGTCGCGGGGCGGCGGCGCCGGGCCGGGGCGCCTGCGGATCGCCGCGCCCGAAGGCCAGATCCCCGACACCGTGGCGTCGATCAACTACCACGACCAGCAGATGAGCAAGGCGTTCCTCGCCCCGTTCTTCGACCTGGGCCAGTCCAAAGCGGGCAACCGTGCCCTCGGGCAGACCTTCGCCGACTTCCACATCAACATGCAGGACGCGATCGCCGACTGGTACGCCGGGGCGACGCAGGCGCACATCGACGACGAAGTGCTTATCAACTGGGGGCCTGACGCGCAGCCGCCGAAACTGGTCTGGACGCGCGTCGAGTCGAAGGATCTCGCGATCGCCGACTTCGCGCTCGCCGTCGAAAAGGGCCTGATCGTCGTGACCGACGAGCTTCGCGCGGCGCTCGCCGAACGCTTCAAGATCGCCGGGCAGTCCCCCGCCGAGGTCAAGGAAGCTGAAGATGCCAAGCCAGCGCCTCCCGCGCCGCCTCCCGCGCCGGACGCGCCGCCTGCGGACGAACCCACACCGGAAGCCTCACAGGGCGCCAAACAGCCGCGCAGGACGGCGCTCGCCGACGAGATGGTGACGAAGCTGAGCGGCGCGATGACCTGGCCCGAACTGGCCGCCGCCGTCGGCCGCGACCGCAAGGACGGCACCGCGCGCCGCGCCCGCGACCAGTTGATCGCCGAGGGTGCCATCCTCAAGCGGGCCGCCGATGGGCGCTTGGCACCCGTCGTGGCACTCAACCTCCCCGACCGTGAACTGCGCCGTCAGCCGCAGCCGTTTGAGGTCGAGGCCGCCGTCGACTTCGCCGCGATGGAGGCGACGTTTCTCGACGGACGCGAGGCCCTGGTCGCCGCCGTGCAGTCGATGCAGGGCGCCCAGATCGACGAACTGAAGGCGGCCGTCGAAGCCGCCGACGGCAACGCCGAGGCCCTGGCGAAGCTGACCGTCGCGCCGGTCGACGCCGATGTCATCGACGAACACCTGCAAGGGATCGCCGAGGAAGGCGTCGCGAGCGCCCGCGCCGAGCATGACGCCCAGAAGGGCGGGGCCGAAGCCGTGGCGATGGCCGAGCCTGCCGCCACGACGATCAAAAAGAAGGTCCGCGAACGCGCCGAGGCCGTGTCGCTGACCCTGGCCGGGGGCCTGGCCGCCGCCGCGAGCAAGCGGGCGAGCGCCGTCGCAACGCTGCCGCCCGCCGCCGCCGCCGACAACGTCGCCGCCTACCTGGGCGGCCTGTCCTCGGCCGAGCTTGAGCTTCAACTGGGCGGCGCCACGCAGCAGGCATACAACACCGGGCGCCGGGAGTACATGACCGTCAACAAACCGCAGACCGTCTACGCGAGCGAGTTGCTCGACGGCAACACCTGCGAGGCATGCTCGGCGATCGACGGGACCGAATGGCCGAACGTATCCGACGCCGAATCCGACTATCCGATTGGCGGATATGTCGACTGCGAAGGCGGCCTGCGCTGTCGTGGCACCCTGGTCGCCGTGTACTGATGGCCTGGGCGAAGCTGAAAACCGAGCATGGCGGCGGATCGCGGGGCCGAGGCTGGGTGCCGCATCAGATCGCCAAGCAGGCGGCCAAGCGCCGACGCCGACGGGCCGACAAGCGAGCGATCGCCGATGGCCGGGCCTAACCCCCCGCCGCATGTCGAGGGTGCCGAGGAACCGGCCCGGCCGACAACCCCGGCAGGCGCCGTCATCAATGCGATGAAGCTGCTTCGGGAAATGGCCGAGCGCGGCGAACTCGGCCGCCTCTTCCCGTAGGCTCGACCGGGCGCGTGTAGCTCAATCGGTAGAGCGTCTGCCTTTTAAGCAGAGGGTCGCGGGTTCGATCCCCGCCGCGCGCACTTGACAGCGGACAACCCGGGCGGTACGTTGCCGGGGCACCCGATCCGAAGGAAGCTATCCGATGCCGAGCAACGCCGAGAAGGCAGCGCGCCGCAGCCGCAAGCAGGCCCGTCGCCGCGCCCGCCTGAAGAAACGCACCGACCGCGAGGTCGAGCGCGTCACCGAAATCGTCCGTGCCGAGGCCGCCCGCCAGCAACGGATCAGGAAGGCCGAGGGCCGGTGAGCAAGCGAAAGCCGGATCGGCTCGCCGGGTTCCTCGCCGATCTGATCCTGACCGGGGTCGCTGTCGCCTCGCTGGTCCTCGTCGACGCGCCGACCTGGGCCTGGATCGGTTTCGGCTGGGCGGTTTTCTACGCGCTGAAGGCTCAGGCTCACAAGTGAGCGGGACCCGCTACCCGCGAGGCACCCGGGAGATGGCCCGCGAGCTTCACGGCCCGCCGCATAACTACGGCGCGAAGAAGATCGCCGAGGCGCTCAACGTCCCGCGCGACACCGTGCGGGCCTGGATCAACCCGAAGAGGGCGAAGCGGTCCGGCAGGGCGCGCAAGCAGGCGGCGAAGAGGGCCGAGGGATGAGCGGCGAGGCATACAACGGCGCGCACTTGATCCAGGTCGATTCGATGGTCGGCGGCTACGGGCCGAGCCTCGCCGATCTAGAGCGCCTGGAGGCCGACCTACGGGCGACGCCTGAAGCTGTCGACCTCGCCAACGCCGTCGGCGGGGTGGTCGCCCTGATCCGCGATCTGCGTCGTCGCTGCGAGGACGTACAGGCGGTCGCGGACCCTCTCTTCTCCTGCCTGCATGACTTCGCGTGGTGGAAGTCGGCCGACTCTTCCGAGGACCGCTTCCGCGAGACACTGGCGGCATGGAAAGCCGACCGATGAGCGTCGACATCGACCGCCCCGAGCGCCCGAGCGCCGACGAGATCCTCGCGCAGGCCCGCAACGCCGACGGCAGCCCGCGCTTTCACCCGCCCGGCCAGCACCCGGCGACCGAGGCCGACCGTCGCAGCCTCGACGAAGCCCGACATATCCAGGCGAACCTCGTCGTGCCGATTCGCGCCGCCGACGAACTGATCGCCTTCCTGGAACGCCGGATCGCCGAGGTCGAACTGGGCGAGCAGCGGGCCAAGCGGGCGTACCTGGAGCAGATGGCATGAGCTTCATGGTCCGGTACTGCGAGGATCACCGGCTCGCGTGGCCGCACACCGAGGGCGACCGCTGCCCCGAGGATCACGGCCGGACGCCGACCTGTCCGGTGCGATCCCGAGACTCGATCGCGCTCGTCAACAACCTGGGGAAGGAACTCATCCTTCACGATCCCGACTGCCCCGCGACCAACTCCCCGCCCGACGGCTGCGTCTGTCACTGGGGCGCCGGGATGCGGGGCGGGATGGACGCCGACTACACCGAGCCGACTGGAGCCGCATGACCGACCAGCCCGACCAGCGCGAGCAGCGCGCCGTCAACTACCGCGTCAAGCGCGAACATGAGTTCCGCTGCGCCGAGTGCGGGCGCGCGGCGCCGTGCCAAGCCGTCGTCGTCAAGGCGACCGGCGAGTTGTCGACGCGCTGCGACCCCTGCCTGGACCGTCGGACCGACGAGGTACTGCCGCATCAGTGGGCCGACGCGGCAGAGCGCGAGGACGCGAAACTCGCCGCCTCGCGCTAGCCCTTGACACCGGACTAGCGATGTGGTCTACTTCGTGTCGTGCTATCCAACCCACTCACCCAGGAGGCCCAGATGCTCTACACAGTCGACTTTCGCCCTGCCGACCCGATCCCCTTCGTCGTCGTCAAGGGCGTCGACGGTCCCGTCGCCGCTCGCTACACGACCGAGGGCAGCGCCCGGTCCGTCGCTGACCACTTGAACGATGGCCTTCGCAGCAGGGCCGCCCGGAAGGCGACGGTCTGATGCCGCGCCGCAAGGGCTACGCGGTCCGCATGGAGCGGCCGAGCGGCGGGCGCTGGACGGTCACCGTCCGGGCCTGCACCCCGACCGAAGCGAAGGCCGAGGCCGAGTCTCGCACCGCTGCCAGCGGCGGGCGCGCGCTCTACGCGAGGGTCGTCTGATGGCCTTCGTCGGGACGATCGTCACCTTCAAGGACGCCGACGGCGACGAGTTCCCCGTCCGCGTCGGCGCCTCCCTGGAGATCGCGCCTCGCGAGCGGATCGTCGAGGTCGCGCGGAGCGAACTCCAGACGATGATCGACTTCGACAACGCGCGGCCGACCCTGCCGGTCGAGGTCGCCAGCGTCGAGGCCGAGGGCGTCTGATGCGCTTCTTCCGAGTCGCGGTCACGACGAAGATCGACGGGGCGAGAACGACACGCGCCTACTACGTGCGGCAGGCCGATCTGCCCGACCTCGTCGCCGATCAGAGCGTTCGCCGGGGCCTGCGAGGGATCGGCGTCAAACCGATCAACGAGGCCGCCTTCGTGCGGGCGACGAGGTCCGACTGATGCGCCGCGCTGTCGCCGCGCTGGCGCCGATAGGCGTGTCGGTTTCGATCTTCGTGGTCGCCGCCGCCTTCGGGATCGTCGAGGCTGCCTTCTTCACCCTGGGCGGCGCACTGGCGGTCCTCGCCGTCATGGCGGTCGTGTTCTGGGGCGACGAATGAGCGGTCCTAGCCCGGGCACCCCGGGTTACGTCCTCCATCGCTACACGGCCATGCTGGCGAACGCGGGCATCATCGACGAGCGCCAGCGCCAGCGCCTCGACGCGGAGCTGCGCGCCGAGGAAACGGGCGAGCAGGATCGGCTGATTCGCGCGGGTGAGGACTGGGAAGCTCGCCGTGCCGAGATGCCCTGGTACCGGCGCCTCTTCTTCCCGCGCTGGGGATGATCCCCGAGGCCAAGCGCCGGGGCCTGGTCGAGGCCCTGCGCGCCGGGCCGGTCCGCTTCAAGTCCGGCGCCGTGGTCGGCCGCGACCCCGACTGGTTCGCCGACCTCGTCGTGCGCTACCCCGACGGCCGATCGCGCCGCGTCAACGAATTCGCGCACGATCAGATCGCCCAGGCATACGAAGCCGCGCTGGTCCTGCCGCCGCCGCCCGCACCGCCGCCGCAGACCTTCAAGCCGACGCGCTCGCGGCGGGACTTCGGCGGCTGCCCGTTCTGATGTAGCGTTCCTCCCGGACGCGGGCCGGGAGGTAGCGGTTTCGCTTGGCCGCCGCCGTCGCCTCAAGATGGGGCACCCGGCCCGCTCCTAGACTTCCGGGCATGGACCTCGTCACGATTCGCGATGTCGAGCTTATGAGCGTCGGCATGAAATGGCCGTCGGCGAACGGCTCGATCACCTTCACCTTTGAACACCTGCACGACGCGATGGTCGCCGCCAACGACGACCCGCACATCGTCGCCCCCCGCCTGAAGCTCGGCCACTCCGATCCCCGGCTCAACCCCGAGGAGGTCATGGCCGAGCAGTTCAACCCGTTCTACGACGGCGAGCCTGCCGTCGGCTCGGTCCACAATCTGCGCCTCATCAACGACGACGCGACGCTGATCGGCGATTACACCTACGTCCCGGCCTGGCTGGCCGAGGTCGCCCCGTCGGCCTACCCCTCGCGCTCGGTCGAGGGCGCCTACATGACCGAAGAAGGTCCGCTCGGCGAGGCGATCGGCACCTGGGACGTTGAAACGCCGGGCGGCAAGAAATACAGCTTCGTCCTGACCGCCGTCGCGCTGCTCGGCATCTCGCGGCCCGCCGTGCAGGATCTCGACGACCTCCAGCAGTTCCTCACGACGGGCGAGGGCGTGGTCGTCGCCGGGGCGGCGCCGGAAGGGGGGCAGCCGGTAGCTGCCAGCATTGGGAATGTGAAACCGCCCGCCGAGGCCGCCGCCGACATCGACAAACTGGTCGAGTCCTTCTGCTCGGACTTCTGCGACGGGGAGCGTTACTGGTGGTGGCCGCGATCGCTCTGGGCCGAGGAAGCGACGATCATCGCCGACGACGACGAGGGCAACCTCTGGAGCGTCCAGGTCTACGCCGACGACAACCAGGAAGTCACCTTCGGCGAACCGCAGCGCAAACTCCAGACCTTCATCGACGCGCCCGAGCCTGCCGCTGCCTCGCAGGCCGTCCGCGCCGCCGCCGCCATGTCGGGGATTCCGGTCGCGTCCAACCCCGATCGCATCTTCGCCAGCCGAGCCGACACGCCGCTCGGCGACCGCAAAAAAGGCGTCGCGGCAGGGGGGGCAAAATCGGTCGGTAGCGTTTCGGCCATGAAAGTTTCTTCCCTTCGCGCGGCCCTGGCAGAGCTTCCCGACGAGGCGACCGACGAGCAGATCGCCGCCGCACTCGCAGCCCAGGACATCGCTGTCGAGGCCGAGACTCCCGAGGGTGATCCGCCCGCCACGCCGCCCGCCGACACGCCCGCCGAGGATGGCGACGGCGAGGATGGCGAGGACACCGGCGACGGCGAGGACAAACCCGCCGATACGCCGCCCGCCGACGCACCGGCCGCGAGCGCCGCACCTTCACCCACCGTCACGGTCGACCGCGAGGTTCTCGCTTCGCTCCAGGCCGACGGCAAACTTGGCCGCGAGGCCCGGACCAAACAGATCGAGGACCATCGCGAGGCCGTCCTCTCGGCCGCGCTGGGCGTCGGCAAGATCCTCCCGGCCAGCAAAGCCGCATGGGAGCGCAAGCTGATCGCGACCCCGGCCGAGGCCGAGGCCGAACTCGACTTGCTTCCCGAGGGCCTGGTGCCGGTCACCGAGGAAGGTCACTCGATCTCGGCCTCGGGCGCCGCCCAGTTGTCGGCCGAGGCCGTCATCGCCGACTGGTTCCCCACCGCCGCCCGACAGGAGGCCGTCTAAATGTCCGCCGAGCAGATCGGGCGCTTCAAGCCGGGCGAGAACCTTCCGGTATTCGCCTCAGAACTTCTCCCCGCAGGCCGCCTCGTCATCATCGGCGCCGACAAGACGGCGCAGGGCGACTACTCCGCGAAACTCGCGGGCGCCAACGCGACCCGGGGCACCGTCCTGGGCGCGACCCAGCGCGAATCCGGTCCGACCACCGACGCCGCGACCGCATGGACGCGCCGCGTCGAGATCCAGACCGGGGGCGTCGTGCGGGTGAAAGCCTCTGCTGCGATCACGGCCGGGGAAGAGGTCCAGGTTTCCGGGTCCGGCGAAGTCAAAAAATGGGCGGCGGAAAAAAACTCTGTCGGAGTGGCCTTGAACACGGTCGCTGAAAACGGCTACGTCGAGGTCCTGCTCAAATGAAACAGCTTCGCCTCCCCGCTTCCGCCGCCGTCCAGGACCCGGTCACCCAGCCGCTCGGTCCGGCGACGATCAGCGGGACGACCATTACGGTCGATCGCCTGGTCAACAACCCGACCATCATCCCGGCGATCATTCGCAGCCTCGTCGCCGCCAACATCGGCTACTTCGCCGACAAGGTGTTCGACTCCCCGGGCATCCCCGTCCAGGGCGGCGCGGTCGTGTACGAACCGACCCTGCCGAACGAACTCTTCCTGCCAGCCGAACAGTCGATCGCCCCGCGCGCCCCTGGCGCCGAGGCCCCCCGGGTCGGAGCGACTCGCGGGGAACCGAAAATCGCCTTCCCCGAGTCCTGGTCCGGCTCGCTGGAGATCACCGACGAGGCGAAAGAACGGAATCAGGCGTTCGCGATCCAGCGCCAGATGACGCAGATCGCCAACACCTTCGTCAACGTCTTTCACAAACGGGCGATCGAAGTCCTCGACGCCTTCGCTTCCAGCGCCAGCCGCGAAAAAGCGAACAAAACGAACTGGGCGGAAGCGCATTCGACCGGCGTCATCAACAGCGACCCGGCCAAACTGCCCGCGACCGACTTCGCCTACGTCATGCAGCTTTTCGCCGAAGATGAAGCGGGGATGCTGCCGAAATACCTCCTGCTCAACCCGGTCGACGCCTTCAACCTCCAGGTCAACTACGGGCAGACCCCCGGGTCACTGGCAGCCCTGCTCGACTTCTGGGGACTGGAGCTAATCGTCAGCCCCCGGGTGACCAGCGGCACGGCCTACTTCATCGCCGAGAAGGGCATCGGTCCGATCCTCTACGAGCAGCCGCTCACGCAGGAGACAGAACGGATCGCGACGCGGAAAACGACCGTCACGGTCATGGAGGCCCGCCCGGTGTTCATCGGCCTCGACGCGACTGCCTTCCTGAAGCTCACCGGCCTGGGGTCTTAGCGGCATGGCTAAGGCCGCCGCCACCACACCGGCGACCTTCGGGCCGCCCCCGGCGCACCCTTTCGTCGATGACCCGGGCGGCGTGTTCGCTTCGGACGCGCATCGCCGGGTCCTGGGCCACCTGCCGACGCCCGACGAGCCGCGTACCTCGCGCGACCTGCTGATCGTTCGGATCAACGAGGACGGGCAGAACCCGCTTTCCGATCCCGGCGACATCGACAACGTCGTCGTCGACCTCGCCAACGAGGACTACCTCGACAACGACCTCGGCCTTCGCATGACCGCAGCCGGATATAAGGCGCTCCAGAAATGAGCGCCCTGGCCCAGCCGAAGGACGCGCTGATCGTCCCGACCTCCTGCCATATCACCCCGTTCGGGCGTGAACTGCGCGAGCTTGAGCGCCACTACGCCGACGACGGCATCAGCGACGCCGCCCGGCGCTACATGGCGCTGATGGACGCCTCGCTCTCGGATGAATCCGAGGTCGCCTACCTGGAACACATCAACGGCAAGGCGTCGAACGCGATGGTCACGCCGGTCTATCTGGCGCTCTGCACGGTCGTCCCGACCGACGCCTCGACGGGGACCTCGATCACCGAGGCCAACTACACCGGGTACGCCCGCAAGAAAGTCGAAGGCGCCGACTGGGCCGCCGCCGTGTCCGGCTCGCCGACCTCGCAGGCGAACGCGAACACCCTGACCTTCGCGGCCTGCACGGCCGGAACCTCGACTGTCATCGCCTGGGCGCTCTGCACACTCCTCACCCTCGGCCGGATCACGTTCTGGGGCACCGCGACCTCGACGGTGATCTCGACCACGCAGACCCCGGCGACCGTCGCTGCGGGCCTGCTCTCGACGACGCTGGACTGAGAGGACGGAGCATGGCTCCGATCGAACCCCTCGGCATCCACGACAACGATCCGTCGACGCCGAACTCGGCCGCGACCGCTGAGAAAATCGTCGCGCACGGCGGCGCCTACGTCGACGAGCAGATCGAAATTCTGGCGCCGAAGCTCGCCCCGATCGTCACCATCCTGGAGTTCGACGCCGAAGGCAAAGGCGGGGACAGCAAAGTCGACGACACCGCCCTCTATGCCGAAGCCGTCCTGAAAATGGACGAAATCGGGGGCGGGACGCTGATCGCCACCCCGCAGCGCAAAAACGGCGAACGGGCGATGTGGACGATCGGCTCCAACCCGGGCGGTCATGCGACCTGCGTCCGCTTCGGCGACAACCTAACGATCTCAGCCTATGGCGCGCAGTTTCAGGCGCTCTCGACGGGCACCCATGCCCTCTTCGGCGAGGACTTCAACCAGGCGCCTACGACCTCCCTGACGGCGGTAAACGTCCGCTGGCTCGGGGGCCACTTCGTCGGCACCGGGAAAGAGTCCTTCAACCAGTTCTGTATCACGGCAGGCCGGACTAACGACTGGGTCGTGCGCGACCTGGAAGCGACCAACTGGGGGACCGAAAACGGTACTGGCATCCTCAACTTCGGCGGCCCGCAGCGGCTTCGGGTCGAGGACACGACGATGGTCAACTGCTGCAAGGCGGGCGGCTTCAACGCGATCAACGTCGGGACGGGCCAGTCAGGCTCCAACGAACTCCCTACGACGGAAATCTTCATTACCGGCAACATCGGGACCGGCTGCGGGGCCGCGCCGATCTGCGTCCAGTTGACGAAAGAAGATACCTACGTCAACACGAAGCCGATCCGCTGCAATATCACCAACAACATCTCCGAAACGACTGGGTTCTGCGGGATCATCCTGGAGATGGGCGGCTCGCCGACGGCGCCGCTGGGCCACATGAACGAGATCATCCTCGGCTTCAACCACGCCAGCTATACGGGGGCCAATAGCGGCTCTCACTTCGCGATGGCGGTCACAAACGACTCGACGCCCCTGGTCGAATCGGCGCTCAACTTCTACGACATTCACCTGATCCACAACCAGTGCAATTCGACCCGCAACGGCATCCAGTGCCACGGCTCATTTTCGCTGCTGGAAAGCAACGACATCTCAGCCGCCAACGTCGGCATCTACTGCACCGGAGCGACCGCCTCGGTCACGGTTACCCATGTCAAGGTGCGCGGCGGCTTCGTGAAAATGGCCGACGGCGGCGTGTCGCAGGGCGTGTGGTTCCAGCGCGTCGCCGACGGCCTGATCGACACCGACATCTCCTACGCGACCGGCACGACCGGCTCGGGCATCGGCGTCATGGTGCAGGAATGCAAACGGGTCAGAGTGAAGTCGGAAATCTCCCTTACCGCCAGCTACGGCGTCGTGGTCAAGGCCGCGCTCGGCCCGATCTGGGTCGAGGCCGGGACCAGCATCTTCAACCCCTCGACGAACGCCACGGTCGCCGCTGTCCGCGTCGAAGGCGAATGTACCGGCAACGTCTACGTCAAGGACATCGACGCCCGCGACGAACGCGAAGTCAAGAAAATGAAATACGGGATCGACGCCAGCACCGCGACCGGCGCCGGGAAGGTGTCCTCGGAACGGAATGTGCTGCTCGGCTGGACCTCGAAAGCGTGGAACGGCCTCAGCGGGAAGCAGATCGACGACACGATCGACGAAAGCATCGCGATCTGGCGCGGGGAACGGCGCGAAGTCTGGGTCAACGGGGAAGCGCCGAAAGAAGGCACCTACGCCCCCGGCGACAAAGCGAACAACCGGACGCCGACCGAAGCCGCCCCGACCGCGTTCTGGCTCTGCGTGAAAGCCTCACCCCTGACCTGGGTAGCGAAGTGAGCCGCAAGCGGCGCGGGAGCAAGCGCAAGGCGACGCGGAAAAACCCCGCGCGCATGGTGCAGGAGAAAGCGAAGAAACTGCGCTATCGCCAGCCCGACGCGACCGAGCAGATCGTGCAGGCCGTCGTCGCCGAAGTGCGTCAGGCGATCCACGACGGCGCCGAGAAAGACGGCGTCGCCGGGGGCCTGTTGAAAGTCGCCGCCAAACATCTCACCGGGCAACTGCAAGCGCGCTACGGCCTGGAGGGCGATGTGCATAACGCCGCGATCATCGCCTACCTGCACGGCGCCTGGGGCGAAATCGCTCACGCCTTCCCGGAGAAGCCCGACCTGCCGAGCTACGCCGAGCAGCGCGAGCGGAGCGTCGAGATCGTGCGCGAGGCGCTGGGCCGATGAGCCTGCTCGCCGCCGCCCCCTACGATCCTGCCGTCGCGGTCGAAAAAGTGACCACGGCCAATACGAAAATGGCCGCCTTCGACACGACCAACCTGCGGGTCAAATTCGTCGTGCCGCCCAACGGCGCCGTCCTGGTCAGGGTGAAGGCCCAGGCGCACGGTGCGACCTCGCTCCCCCGCGTCCTGCTGGGCATCATGGAAGGCGCGACGGTCAAGGGCCGCATGGCGCCCGTCGGCTCGATCCAGGGAATCGCCGCGACCTCGCAGATGCCGCAGGAAGTGATCTTCGTCGTCGAAGGGTTGACCCCCGGCGCCGAACTGACCTGGGACGCCGCCTACGGGGTCGAGCTTTCCGTCGCCGCCACCGGCCTGAAATATGGAGGCCCCAACGACGCCTCGGGAAATGACGCATGGGGGCCGACCTCACTAGAGGTCTGGGAAGCGCCGACCCTGCTCAAGGGCAAGCTGTACGACCCTGCGGCGTCCGTCACGAAGTCCGTCGCCTCGCTGCTGGCGATGACCGCGCTCGACACGACGAACCTGCGCTTCACCTTCAAAGTGCCCGCCTCGGGCAAGGTTCTCTGGCGGGTCAAGGCGCAGTTCCACGGCGCGACGACCTTCCCGACCCTCCTGCTCGGGATACTGGAAGGCGCCACGGTGGTCGGCCGGACCTCGCCGCTGGTCGGCAACCCGCTCGGGCAGTCGGCGAGCGCCACGGTCGGCCTCGACGGCACCGGCATTGTCACCGGCCTCACGCCGGGGGCCGAACTCACCTGGGACGCCTCCTACGCCGTGCAGGTCGTGCAATCAGAAGGCGGCCTGAAGTACGGCGGCGGCGACAACACGACTCAAAACGATGCCTTCGGCGGGATCGCCTATGAGCTATGGGCGGCCTAATCTATGTACGGGCTGCGTCAACGGACGGTCCTACAGACCGAACGCACGGCGGCCCCGCTCGGCGCCTCGGCCGCCCAGAGCGGCGCGACGCTCGGGCTAACAGCGCCGACCCAGTCGCCGCTCGCCGCCAGCGAAGCGACCGCCAGCGCGACGCTTGGCGTCACCGCCGCCACGCGCCCGCCGCTCGCTGCCTCGGCCGCGCAGACAGGCGCAACGCTCGCCGCTAGCGCCCAGACGAAGATCGCCCTCGCCGCTAGCGCCGCGCAGGCCGGGGCGACGCTGGGACTGACGGCGGCCACGAAAGTCGCCCTCGGCGCGTCGGCGGCCCAGACCACGGCCTCGCTCGGCACGATCAACTTCCCGCGCGAAGTCGGGCTGCAACCCTCACACGCCGAAGGCGGCTCGCTCGGCGCCCCGCTCCTCTTCAGCGAAGAAGCCCTCTTCGGCCCTGAAATCCTGTTCGGTGCGCCCAATACCTTCCTGCGGATTCACGCTCCGACGCAGGTAACGCTCCAGCCCTCGGCGGCGCAGTCGGGCGCGACGCTGGGCGCGACGGCCGAAACCGGCGTCGGCCTGCAACCTTCGACGGCGACCACCGGCGCCAGCCTCGGGCAGATCGTCCGGGCCGCGCAGATCCTCCCGAATCCCTCAGCGGCTCAGAGCGGCGCGTCCCTGGCCGCGATCGCCGTGACGGTCTATCTACCCCTCGGAACGTCTGCGGCGGCCTCCAGCGCGTCCCTGGGCCTCTCAGCGCCTACGTTCGTCGGCCTGACGCCGTCGGCGGCTACGACGAGCGCGTCGCTGGCCGTGACCGGCACCGGCGCCCTCATCCTCCAGCCGGGGGCCGCGCAGACCACGGCGGCCCTCGCGATCACCGCCCAGACGGGCCTCGGGGCGCTGACGAGCGCCGCCCAGAGCGAAGCGACGATGACGGTCAGCTACCCGGTCCCGGTCGTCCTCCAGCCGTCCGACGCTCACGGCGGCGCGTCGATGGGCCTGGAAGTCGTCGTCGAAGTCGGTGCGCTGGAATCCAACGCGGTCAGCAGCGCGACGCTCACCGGCGCGATCTTCCGAGGCATGGAACTGATCGACGAGGGCCGCGACCCGCTCGTCGACGCCGGTCACGTAGGGGCCGCCCACCGTGGCAGAATCGGAGATCCATCGTGGGTTACCTGATCTCCCTTGAGGATGCGACGCCGCCCGCCCGGCAGGACGGGCGTCCGTGGACCTCGGTCCTGATCGAAGAGTCCGAGGCGCTGGACGGCGAATGGGCGGTCATCGAGACAGTCACGATCGGCGATCCCGACGCCGACCCGAAACACCCGAAGGCCCGCAACTTCTCCTCGTCGAACGCGGCGCTGGCGGCGGGCTGGTATCGACTGACCCTGCACGACGAAGTCGAAGGCGTCTACACGATGAACCCGGTCCGGCTGGTCCGGCGCTGGGCGCCCACCGAGGCCGATGTCGCCGCCTATATCTGGGCGCGGACGAAGGTGCCGGGCGGGAAAGAGGTCGGCACCTTCAACGACGAAACGCGCGTCAAGGGCGAGCAGGCGCGGCGGCTGATCGACGAAGCGGTCCGCGAAGTCTCTAGCCAGCTTGCCGCCGAACCCTGTACCGATGACCTGCGCGATGACGCGAAGGCCGCCGCCGCCATCTACGCCGCCATGCTGATCGAGGCCGCCTACTGGCCCGAGCAGACGACGGCGGCCGGGTCCTCCTACGCCAACCTGGAGCGCCGCTGGGAACAGAAAATCGCCGCGCTGGCGGCCGATGTCAAGGCGAAGTGCGCCGTCGGCGCCGATGAAATCCCCGGCGCCGCCCTTCCGCGAGGCAGCTTCGACGACGGGATTCCGCTCTACGGGCGCGACAACCCGCCGAGCGGCGACTGGTAATGCGCCTCACCTATGAGGTCGAGGGCATCGGCAAGGTCGAGCATGACATGCTCGGGATGGCCGAGCGGGCGCTGGAGCCGCGACCGATCCTGGAGGCGTTCGCGGCCGAGTTGCGGCAGATGGAGCAGGATCTCTTCGACGCCCAGGGCGGCGGGAAGTGGCCGCCGCTGGCCGCCTCGACGATCGAACGCAAGGGGCACGACACGATCCTCGTCGATTCCGGCGCTCTGGAGAAGTCGCTCGTCGATGAGCATGCCGAAGGCCACCTGGAGGAGATCATCGGCAACGAGCTACTTTTCGGGACCAACCTGACCAGCGACGATGGCACCTACTACCCGGGCCTGCTGCGATCGGGGACGAAGAACATGCCCGCCCGCGACCCGCTGATCTTCCAGGAGCAGGATCTTCGTCGCTTCAGCAAGGCCGTCCAGGCGTGGCTCGTCGGCGCCGAGCGAGCCGAGTTCGGCGTCGGCAGCTTCGGCGGCGGGATGACCGTCCCCTTCGGCGCGTAGGCTCCCCGCCATGACCGATCTCGCCGTATTCGGGCCGTCGATCGACTCCAGCGATGTCGAGGCCGCGATGCTCGCCTTCCTGCCGAAGTGGATGCCGACCTACGTCGAACGGCAGCGCCGCCGTAAGGACCCCGAGGCGAAACGCTGGGCGCTCGACGCGATCGAACCACCGCGCAGCTACCGGGTTACCCACCTGGCGACCGAGAAGTGGCCCGAGGACCAGTTGCCGTGCATCATCGTCCGCTCGCCGGGGATGATCGCCGACCCCGATGTCAACGGCGACGGCTCGGTCGACGGGACCTTCGGCCTGACCCTTTTCGCGATCGCCGAGGGCATCGACGAAGAGGATTCCAAGCTGCTGTCGCGCCTGTACGGCCGCGCCGCCGCCGAGGCGATCATGCAGCACCCCGACCTCGCCTCGGACGCCTTCCCCGACGGGTTCGCCTCACATACCGGCATGGGCGCCGAAGAAAACGCCCCGCTGACACGCGGCGTGGAAGCCGAACGCTCGCTTGCCGTCGTGTCGATCCGCTTCGCGGTCGTCGTGCAGGCCATGATGAGCGTCTGGGGCGGCCCGGCCGAGCCGCTTCCCGACCCGACGAAGGAACCGGCCGACCCGCATGTCGGCAAAACGACGCATATCGCCGTCGACCAGGGCGCCGACAAGGTTGCGCTACTGCGCGATGGCGGCAGCTTTTTCGAGGAGTAAGGGCAGGGGGGGCAAAAGCCCCCGGTAGCTTTCTAGGGGCAGATGAGCGCGCCCGGATATACCGTCACGATTGGCGAACGACCCGCCTCCAACGTGCCCGCACCGACGACCTCGGCTGCGTTCATGGTCGGGTTCTCAGAGCGCGGATCGGTCACGGTGCCGACGGCGATCTACAGCCCGGCCGACGCCGTCAACAAGCTCGGCAACCGGCTCACCGGCGAACCGATCGCCTACGACTCGATCGAAGCCTTCTTCCGCGAGGGCGGCTCGATCCTCTACTTCGGCCGGATCAACCCCGGCGCCGAACGCGCGAGTAAAGAAGTCGTCGACACCGAATCGAAAAAAGACGCCAAATTCAGCGCGAAGTGGCGCGGCTCATGGGGCAACAACATCAAAGTCGCGATCACGAAAACGTCGTCGATCTTCACCTTCGTCGTCAAGTACGAAGGCACCGTCGTCGAGTCCTCGCCCGAATTCTCGACCATCGCCGAAGCGATCGCCTGGGCCGCGCTGAATTCCAACTACGTCGTCATCGCGACGGAAGCGGAATCGTCCTTGATCCCGAAAACCCAGGAAGTCACCCTCTCGGGCGGCACGTACTCGACCTCTTCGCCGACGACCGAACAGGTCGAAACGGCGATGAACCTGTTTGGCATCGACCTCGGCCCCGGGCAACTCCTGATCCCGGGCATCGTCACGGAAGCCGTCCACAAAGCGATGGCCGCACACGCGCTGGCGAACAACCGCCGCGCGATCATGGACGACACCGACACCGCCGAAGCCGTGACGATCGCCGGGCATGCGAGCGCCCTGCGGACCCTGACCGGCAACGCTCAGCGGTTCTGCACGATGGTCGCGCCCTGGGCGACGATCCCGGGCCTCTCGACCGCGACCGTCCGCACGATCCCTTACTCGGCGATCTACGCCGGGCAGATCGCCCGCTCAGAGGGCGAAGGCAACAGCCCCAACCAGGCGGCAGCCGGTGCCAAGCGCGGCGTCTGCCGCTGGGCGCTCAGCCTGACGCAGAACTACTCGGCCGCGAGCCTGGAAACGCTCAACAACGCGGGCGTCATCGCCGCGAAATCGGTGCGCGGCTTCCCGACCACGTTCGGCAACCGGACGCTGACCAACCCGACGACCGATCCCAACTGGCGCAGCTTCAGTGCCTCGCGCCTGGTCATGGCGGTCGCCGCCCTCGCTGCGGGAGTGCTGGAGAATTTCGAGTTTGAACAGATCGACGGGCATGGCTACGTGTTCAAGGATCTCCAGGGCGCGCTCAGCGGCACGGCCTGCATGCCGTTCTATCGCGCCAACAGCCTCTACGGTCAGACCCCGGCCGAAGCCTTCCAGATCAACACCGGCCCCGATGTCAACACCACGGCCTCGATCGCAGCCGAAGAAATCAAGGCGCAGATCGCGCTTCGCGTTTCACCGACGGGCGAGGTCCTCACCGTCGAAATCGTCAAGGTCCCGACCACTGAAGGATTGATCGCCTGATGCCCTACGGATCGCGCGTCGACATGGAGCGAATCACCGGCGAACTCGACGGTGAAGATATAGGGATCTTCCAGACCTTCTCGGGCGGCGCGGTTACGTCCACCGACACGAAGAACCGGCCGGGCAACATGGGCGACGAGGAAAGCCTCGGCGCCCCGAAATCCCGCGACGCCTTCACGATCGGCCGGGTCTACGACCTGGAACGCGATCACCCGAAGTTCAAGCTCTGGGACGCGCTCTGCGGGGAGGGCCAGATCACGGTCGTCCGCCAGAAACTCGACCGCAAGCGCAACCCGGTCGGCGACCCGATCACCTACACCGGGACGCTGATGAAAGTGTCGGCCCCCGACACCGACTCCAACGCTGCCGCCCGCGCCGAATTCACCCTGGAAGTCTCGGCCAACGAGGCCATCTCCTAGTACGTCGGTTTCCACCCGACCCGCGATAGATACTGCCCACCGTCCCTAACCAGGGCGAGGTTCACGCACCGTCGCCCGTCTGAAAGGAATACCGAATGCCAGAACAAGATCAAGCCCCCGCAGCCGCACTGTCCGAGGTCCACGACACGCCCGACCACGGCATCGACGCACCCGGCAGCGAGGCGCCCGAGAACGGCCTCGTCGCCCCCTCGGTCCTCGACGCTCTCCGCAAGCAGTACGCCGAGGCCGACGGCGAGCGGCGCACGACCCTGATGATCGTCCCCGGGCGCTTCGACGCCCGCCTGGCGGCCCGCTACCGGCCGGTCCCCTGGGACGACCAGCGCCGCAAGATCCGGCAGGCCGCCAAACAGGGCGACAGCGCCGAGGCCGAGTTGAATTACGGCGCCGAGTTGATCGCCGAGGCATGCGAGGAAATCCTGATTCGCACCGCCGACGGGCGCCCGCTGCTGCCCATGCACACCGAGGTCGCCCAGTTCAAGGGCGGCGAGCCGGTGCGCTACGACCAGCGCCTATGCACGGCCCTGGGGATCGACGGCGAGGACCTCGACGCGAAGGCGATCGTGCGGCTGGTGTTCAAGAATCCGCAGGCCCTCAACCAGCATTACGCGGAACTCGACGCCTTCCAGCGCGAGGCCGTGACCGGGGATGAGGAGGATGACGCAGACAGCCCTACATAGGCGGACCGTTCGGCGAGGACGATCCGCAGATCGAGGTCGGCGCCCGCGCGTTTGCGGCGGGCGTCGGCCCGCAGTTCCTCGGGGGCGACCTCGACACCCGCTGGCCCGACGACCGGGCGATCCTCTTCGCCCTGATCGAGGCCAGCGAGGCACTCCGCGATGTCGAGCGGAAAGAGCAGGCGACGGCGACCGCCAACGCGGTCAGCAAAATGCTCGACGGGTGAACCGTGGCGATTGACCTCGTCGAGATCCGCGCGATTCTCTCGGGCGGCTCGCAGGTCGCAACCGAGGCGAAAGGCATCAGCGCCTCGGTCGAGTCGACCGCCGCCGCCGCCGCGACCGCGAGCAAAAGCACGGTTGCCGGGTCCTCGGCGATCGCGTCGAGCCTGAAGAAACAGTCGTCGATTATGAAGGAGACAGGCGGCACGATGAGCCGCTACATCTCCCTGCCGCTGCTCGCGATCAGCGCCTATTCGATCAAGGCGTCGCTCGACTTCAATCAGTCGATGGCCCTGATCCAGACGCAGGCCGGGGCCTCGGCGAAGGAACTCAGCTTCCTGAAAAAGGGTGTGCAGGAACTCGCGGCGTCGGGCAAAACCGGCTTCACCGACAACGAGCTAGCCGAAGGGCTGTACGCGGTCCGCTCGGCGGGGATCAAAGGCGCCCGGGCGCTCGACACCCTGCGCGCGGCGTCCGACTTCGCCGAGGTCGGGCAGGCGGGCCTCGCCGAAACGACGAAAGCCCTGGTATCGGCGCAGAACTCGGGGATCAAGGGGACGAAACACCTGCACGAAGAGATGGGAACCCTCAACGCCGTGATCGGCGCCGGGCAGATGCACATGGGCGAACTCAACTCGGCGATCTCGACCGGCTTCCTCGGCACCGCGAAGGCGCTCGGGTTGAACCTGACCGAGGTCGGCGGCTCACTCGCCTTCCTGACCCGCGAAGGCACCCCGGCGACGGCGGCGGCAACGCGCCTTCGCATGGCCTTCTCCCTGATCGCGAACCCGACGGAAAAGGCGGTCAAAGCACTGGAAGGAATCGGCCTCTCTCAGACCGACCTCGCGCAGAAAATGCGCGGTCCCAACGGCGCCGTAAAAGCCTTTGAACTGCTCCGCAAACACCTGTCCGAACACGTTGACCTGACGACGAAAATCGGCAAAACCGAAGCGAATCAGATCCTCGCCGGTGCCTTCGGCGGGGCGAAATCGGGCGGCACGATCCTCCAGATCATCGGCAACATGCAAAAGCTGCGCGAAACGACCGCCGAGGTCCACAACAACACCGGCAAAATCGGCGCCGACATCAGGAAAGCGGAAGGCACCGGCGAGGAAAAGCTGAAGCACACCTGGAGCCAGCTAAACAACGCGCTCGTCGAACTCGGCGAAGTGCTGGCGCCGGTGATAATCCCGATGCTGAAGGATGCCGCGCAAGGGCTGACGACGATGCTGCACGGCTTCACCGCCCTGCCGGGTCCGGTCAAGTTGTTCGTCGAGATCCTGACCGGGCTGCTCGTCGTCGCCGGGCCGCTGCTGGTCATGGTCGGCTCGCTGGCCGCGGCCTTCGCCGCGCTCGGCGTCAGCGAGGCGATCGCGCTGGGTCCGGTCACGCTGATCGTCGTCGGCCTCGCGGCCCTGGCGGCCGGGTTCATCTACGCCTATAAGCACGTAACGTGGTTCCACAATGCCGTCGACGCCGTGTTCAACTTCGTCAAGGAACACTGGCGCCTGCTGCTGATCCCCTTCGCCCCGATCATCGGCCCGATCCTGGTCATCATCGCCAACCTCGGCCACCTGAAGGAAGCCTGGGGATGGATCAAGACGGCGGCGTCCAACGTCCTCGACTGGTTCCAGAACTCGACCCTGGGGAAGGTGCTGACGGCGCCGCTGCGGGCGACCCTCTTCGTGATCCGGCACCTGATCGAAGGGTACGAAAAGGTCAAGTCGATCATCGAAAGCATCGAAGGCTCGACCGGGCCGCCGACGAAAGCCGACCCGAGCCTGGTCACGCCCGGTACGCCCGGCGTCCCCGGCGCCCCGCATTCGACGGTCCACCATCCCGGCTCAGGGATCGCCGGTCCGGGCCACGGCTTTGAAGTCACACCGCTGTCTCCGCGCCCGCGTAAGCGCCGCCCGGGCGAAGTGAGGCCGTCCAACCGACTGAGCAACATGAGCGGCTCAGGCGGTCGCACACGGACGCAGGTACCCGTCCAGTTCGTCGTCGACAAGCGCGTCCTCGCCGAGGGCGTCGTCGAAGTGCAGGAAGATGACGAGGCAAGGCGATGACGACCAAGCTCGGCAGAGGAAGGGCGATTGGCGGGAACCCCGTCGATACGCCGACGGCCCCGAGCCGCCCGTCGATTCGGCTGCACGGTCAGACCTTCGACTTCTACCTGCTGCTGGGCGGCGGCAACCCGACCGTTTCAGGCGGCGGGGCGACGTATGAAGAACAGCCCCGGCCCGGGCGCTCGGCGCTGACCGTCTACACCGGCGACGCCCTGGTCAAGCTCGACGTTCCGATCCTGCTGGAGGGCTGGCGCGAGCGCCGCGATGTCATGCCGACCGTGGAAAAAATCCTCTCGATCGCCTCGGGCGGCACGAAGCCCGGCACCCCGCCGCCCGACTTCAAGGCGACCGGCCCGTTCCCCTACTCGGGCATGCGCTTCCAGATGGAACTGCCCGAATACGGTGAGGGCTGGGGACGGTCGGGCAACGGCCCCTCGGGAACCCTGCACCGGCTCGCGATGACGCTGAAGCTGGTCCAGTTTGAAGATCCCGACACCCTCGACGTTCGCAAGCGCCGATACCACGCCGCCGTCGGCGATGCCTCGGTCGCTGGGGGCAACGTCACGGTCACGAAAGGCGGCGAGTCGCTGCTGCATGTCTCCAACCGGGTCTACGGCGACACGACTCACGCGAAGGAAATCGGCGACCTCAACGGAATCCGCGACATTCGCAAGCCGCTCAAGGCGGGTACGAAGCTCAACCTGCCGCCCGCCTGATGACGCCGGGCCTGACCTACCTCTCCAACCCGACGAAGCCGGGGGCCGACGGCGGCGAGCAGAAGGGGCAGCCCGACGGCGGGGCGGCGACGGCGATCGCACCGCTGCGCCGAGTGCGCGGGATCTCCTCGGACCTGAATGACCTCTTCGTGCGCGGCTTCAACTGGAAGGCGGCGCTCGGCGACTCGCTGCTCAACGGCACCCTGACCCGCACGACGAAAGGCGCCAGCGTCCTGAAACTGACGATCGGCGACAAGCGGGCGCTGCTCAAGTCGCCGCTGATGCTCGAAAAACATGTCGTCAACCTCGACGGCCTCGCCTTCCGCTTCGTCGCCGTCAACTCGCCGTCGATGAACGGCCCCGACGAGTTCACCTACGAACCGCTGGTCGTCGCCAAGCTGCGCGAAATCCTCGGCCCACACAAGGCATTCCGCGACCTGATGACCCGCGCCGAGTTCGCCAAGCGCCTCGCCTTCATGGTCACCCCGCAGCCGACCTTCGTCTGCCCGCAGCTTCACACGATCGAGAAGATCGAATCCCCGAAGCAGGCGAAGGAAGTGATCCTCGACGCCGAAGAACGTCGCGAAAAAGGCGTGTCGAAACACAACCTGCACCTGAAGGTCAAGGGCAGCGCCGCGACCAGCGCGCAGGTCACCCTCGGCAACGAAGCGGGCAAGATCGCCGAGTCTGAGAACGCACCGTTTCGGGTCATGGTCGCCCTCTTCGCCGCTCTGATCGCCGAGTCGGAAATGGGCCGCGCCTCGTCGAACATCTTGCAGGGGACCGCAGGCAAAGCGAAGGGGGTCCAGCACGACATAACGGGATTCCTGACCGGCAAGGGCTGGACCTCGCAGGCGGGCGGGGCGATCGGATACTTCAAGGCCAACCCGACGGCGAAGCCCTACGAAATCGCGCAGGCCGTGCAGGCGTCGGGTGCCGGGGAAGCCTCCAACGGGCGCGACAACTACGGCGCGGTCGAAGCCGAAGCCGTCGAATGGGTCGAAGCCTACGGCGGGTCGGCCTCGGAAACCGTCGAAACGACCGAGCGATACGCCTTCCAGCAGGCCGCCGACAAGGACAACTGGACCGAGATGGTCGACCTCGCCGAAGAAGTCCACTGGCGCTGCTTTGAGTCGGCGGGCTGGATCTACTTCATCGCCGAGCCGGACCTGCTGCGATCGACGCTCCGCATGACGATTCGCGACTACGCCCCGGGCGTCCAGGACACGCAGTTGAAATACGACGAGGGCAAGGAAGTCCAGGAAATCACCGTCGAAGCGCGCGCGACGGCATGGGAGGCGCCGCCCGGGTCGGTCGTCAACGTCCTCGACCACGGTCCCGGCGACGGCATCTACATCGTCGAGAAGATCGAAGCGCCGCTGGCCCGCCGCAACTCGCTCTGCAAGATCACGCTCAACCGGCCGACCGTGCCGCTGCTGGAGCCTGCCGCGCAGACCTCGACCAAGTCGATCGGCGGCTTCAGCGGCTCGACCGGCAACTCTTCGCAGACCCCGTCCGGCGCCCCGGCCGCGATCGACGCGATGCTCGCCGAGATGGAAAAGCTGACCGGCACCCCGTACCTCTACGGCGCGGGCCACGGCTCGACCTTTGAAACCAGCCCGCCGAAGCTCGACTGCTCGGGCGCGATGAGCCTGGTCCTGCATGCGGGCGGCTTCCTCAATGCCCCGGCCGCCAGCCCGGCGATGATGAGCATGTTTGAGGCCGGGCGCGGCGACTGGTTCGTCCTCTACGCGAACGCCGAACACGTTTTCTGCGAAATCAAAACGAAGTCGGGCTGGCGGGAGTGGGAAGAGGGCGGGGTCCTCGGCTCGCGCGCCGGGTTCCTGGCGGCCGGGTCGCACCCTAAGACGGGATTCGTCGCCCGGCACCCGAAAGGCACCTGATGCCCGCCTCCCTCAGTCGCCCGTCGACCCCGATCCCGCCGTCGGCCGAGCATGGCTTCGTCAAGAGTGCGCCTGGCTCCAGCACCGAACCGATGACGGTCGCGATCCCGAGCTTCGGCGAGGACCACGTATTCCAGATCCGCTACTGGATGCCGCGCGGGGCGACGCTGCCCAGCCTCGGCGACCGCGTCCTGGTCCTCGTCGACGATGTCAGCGAGCCGTGGGTAATCGCCTGGTGGCCCGAATGAGGGCCACGACGCCGACCGTAGACTGGAACCCATGCCGCCGCTGATCCCGAAGCTCGCCGTGCCGCTGCGTATTCAGCCCAACGGGCAGGCCCCGCCAGAGCTTTTCGACGGAACCTGGACCGGCGCCGCCAATACCTACCGCACGGCGGCTGGGGCGACGTTGGCCCCCGATGTGACGATCTTCCACGGCGACAGCCCCGGCACCGAAGTCAGCACCCCGGGCGCGAAAGCGCAGGAGGGAGCCGACTCGGGTAACGGCGCCTTCGCCGTCGAGGCCGGGGTCGAATATCCCTGCATGGCCTGGGTCAAGGGGAAAGCGGGCGGCGAGTTGCTCGACCTCTTCGTGGGCGACGGCACGATCGGGACCGCGATCAAGGGCTTCACCGCGACCGGAAATTGGCAGTTGGTCGAAGTGATCTACACGCCGACCCTCTCGGGCGAAACCGGCATCGCCGTCGTCACGCAGGGGACACACGCCTACACCTACTGGGTCGAAGATGCTCACGTTCGCGGTCCGGCCCCGTCGAGCTTCGCCACGGTCCCGCAGGGCAGCGTCGACGAGATCGCCCAGTGCGTCTACGCGATCCTGGGAACGCCGCGCGGCTCGCGCCTCGACGAGCCTGACTTCGGCGTCGAGGAAGTCACCTTCGACCAGGCCCCCCTCGACCTCGACGACTGGCGGACGGCGATCCGCGAATGGGAGCCGCGCGCCTCGGTCGACACCGACCAGGAGATCGAAGATTTGCTGACGAAGGTCGGCGTCAAGGTGTCGCTATGAGCCTGGTTAAGTTCCCGCTCCAGACCGACCGCGAGGCGCTGGTCGAGGCCGCCTACGCCTTCCTGGAAGAACAGTTCCCGGGCTGGAAACCCGAGCCGGGCAACCCCGAGGTCGTGCTGATCCGGGGCATCATCTACGCGGTCATCGCCCCGGCCGCCGAACTGGCCGCCGACGTTCCCGACGAAATCTTCAACGTCTGGGGGACCGACCTCGTCAACCTGCCGCCGCACACCGCGACCCCGGCGACCGTGTCGACGACCTGGACCGTGCAGGACACGGCCGGGTACACGATCAAACAGGGCTGGGAAGTCGATGTGCCGGTCACCGGCGACGAATCGCAGGGCTTCCGAGTGGTCAGCGATGTCGTCATTCCGCCTGGGAAATCGGCGACCGCTGCGGGCGAAGTGCTGATGGAAGCGATCAACCCCGGCGCCGCAGCCGCCGCGATCGGCACGGCGGGAACCGTCTGCTCGTTGGTCAACGCGATCGGCTACGTGTCGACGGTGAAACTCGCCGAAGCCACGCACGGCGGCGAAGATGCCGAGGAACCGGCCGCCTACCTCTCGCGCCTGGCCGAAACGATGCGGACCCTCAGCCCGCGCCCGGTGATCGCCCGCGACGTAGAGATCATCGCCCGCAACATCGCAGGCGTCGGGCGGGCCGTGGCGATCGACAACTGGAACGCCGAAACCGAAGCGGGCGAACAGGAAAAGACGACCTCGGTCTACGTCACCGACTCCTCGGGCCTGGCGACCTCGGCCGAAGTCAAAGCGGTCGTCCTCGCCGACCTCCAGAGCAAACGCGAGGCGAACTTCCTCTTCTTCGTCCGCGACGCGACCTACACCGAAGTCGATGTGAAAACGACGATCGTCGAGCGCGAAGGCTACGAACACGCCGCCGTCGTCGCCGCCGTGAAAAAGGCGCTGGAAGAATTCCTCAGCCCGGCCAACTACGGCCTTCGCGTCCCGGGCGAACCGCAGACCTGGGTCAACTCGCCGACGCTGCGTTACCAGGATCTCGTCACCGTCGTCAACAGCGTCGAGGGCGTCGAGCATTACACGCTGCTTGAATCGCGCAAACACTCGGGCAGCTACGGCGTCGTCGATATCACCCTCAGCGGAAAAGCGCCGCTGCCGAAAGTCAATACGCTGACGGTGACCTAGTGGCGCGGCCGGAAGCCAGCGCCGCCGCCGAGGCCATTTACGCCGTCCTCGACCCGGCCTTCACGGCCAACGACGAAGAAAACGACTGGGTCGCGCTCAAGCTCGTCATGTCGCTCAGCGTCGGTGTCCTCGACGCGCTCTACGAATACGTGATCGACCACGAAGATCGGCCGGGCTGGCAGTTGATCCTCGACCCCGACCGGGCGCCCGCCGTCCTGCTCCCCTGGCAGGCCCAGTTCGGCGGGGCGACGCTGCGGCCCGACATGACCGAGGAAGATGAGCGCAACGCGATCAAATCGCCCGAGGCGTTCAAGCGCGGCACGATCGAAGCGATCCGGCAGGTTGCCCAGCGGCGGCTGACCGGCACGAAAGCCGTCGTCATCACCGAGCGGTACGTCGAATCGGCCTGGAAGCTGCAAATCTCGACGCTGGAAGCCGAGACACCCGAACCGGCCGTGACCGAAGCCGAGATCCGGGCCGAACAGAAGCCGATCGGGATTCTCCTCTTCTTCAACCGGCACAATGCGATCACCTGGAAAGAACTCCGCGAACGGTCAGCGTCGAACACCTGGCTGAAGGTGCGCGAAAAATACCCGACTTGGTTCGCTGCCCGGACTTCCGAATAGCCCTTGACACCGGACTAGCTCGGTAGTACCGTAAGGGCATGCTCTATCCCACTCAGAAAGGCAGCCCCGAGATGACCAGCACCGCCGCCCGCGAGGACGTTCACCGCTACGCCGTCCTCGATCCGGCCGACTACACGCTCGTCGCCCTGCTCGACGAACACCATGAGGACGGCAGCTTCGACATCGAAGATGACCGCTACGACGATGCCGAGGCGATCAGCGAGGCCCTCGACGGTGACCCCGGGATCTGCCGCCTCTGCGGCCAGAACAAGGGCAACCGGTACTGGGGATTCTTCCGCCATGAGCCGAGCGGCGATGTGATCCAGGTCGGCTCGGTCTGCGCGCACAAGGTCGGCCTCGCCGATCGCGCCGCGCTGGAAGAGGTCCGCGCCTACGAAGGCCGCCGCATGGCGCAGGTCCGGGCCGAGCGCCTCTTCGGCGACCCGGCCGCCCGCTCGGCGCTCGACTGGGCGCTCTCGGTCATGGAGCGCCTCGACGCCGACCTGATCGACCCGGGGACGCACTTCGCCACCGACGACGGCCTCTTCGCCGACGGCGGCTTCCCCGCCACCTTCGCCGCCGACCTGTTGGCCCGCTTCAACCGGACCGCCCGGATCTCCGACAAGCAGGTCCGGCTGGTCGACAAGCTGCGCCGCGAGGACGCCGCTCGGCAGGCCGAGCAGGCCCGGCGCGCAGCCGAGGACGCCGAAGCGCGGCCGATCCCGGCCGACCTGCTCGGCGAGCGCGTCCAGATCACCGGCCAACTGCTCGCGACGAAGTGGCAGGAAAGCGACTTCGGCGGCGCGATGAAGATGCTGGTTCGCGATGACCGGAACTTCAAGGTCTGGGGCACCTGCCCCGAGGCGATCTCCGACGCGCTGGTCGGCCTGGCGACCGACGAGGACGACGGCCTCTACGCGACAACGATCCGGCGCCTGCGCGAGGCCGGGACGCCGGTCCGCGTCACCTTCGCCGCGAAGGTCGAACTCGGCCAGCGCGACCCCGACCCGACCTTTGGCTTCATCAAGCGGCCGACGAAAGCGTCGATCGTCGCCTGATACGTTCGACGTAGGAACCCCGGAGCGTCGATCTCCGGGCCTGCAAGCGCCTCCCGGGCCACGGTGCCC